TTTAACATACAAACAAACAAACATATCTTCTTAACCGGTGGGGAGTATGCTTGACTATCGCTGGCCAGATAAGGCTTAAACATCCAGATGAGTAAACATTTGCAAAGTAAAATCAAAGAAAGAAAGAGGTTTAGGAAATGAAACCAAAAGAAATAACGTACTATGACTTGTATCATAATCTAATCACTGACATTTACAGAGAAGGCATACTAGTAGCACGTGTATGTGAAACACCAGATGGCTGGGCTAACTATTATACATATTAAAGTAGGAGGCTAAAATGAAAGATATTGTCAGTAAAATAGTATATATTACAAGCTATATAGTAGGATTCATTGTTGGCTACACAGATGCAGTAGCTAAGAGAATGCTTAAAGAAAAGTAAGGAGAATTAAAATGAAAAAGATAGAAGGGCTTATTAAGCCAGCTAAAATCAAAGAAATACTTGAAAACTGTGAAAGTATCATGAAAGAAAATGCTGAGAAAGAAGCAGTAACTATATCACAGCGTTATCTAAGAGCAGTAGAAGAAGGATACTCAAAACTCCCCTATTGGACTTCAGAAAATATAGACAATGACTACCTAAGAATAGTCTTGAATGATAATGGCTATAGCGTAACAGAAGTACAACCTAATGGTGCTTGGCTTATTGGTGTAAAATGAAGATAGATTATCGTTGACAGTAAAGTCGTTAAAATCTGGAACTAGCCATACTAGCCACAAAATATAAAGGAGGAGATACATTGTTAACTAATAGGAACAACGGAATGTTCAGAGAACTGTTACTAGAATATCTCGTAAAGGTAAAGAAATGCTATCAGAAGTACTTGGACAAATCATTGAATCAACAGCTACAATCATTGGTAAAGCAATTGCAGAAAATGCAAAAGAAATAGCTAAAATGATTATAAAGAATAAGTAATCTAACAGGGCTTAGACTGTGTCTTGTAAGTCGATGCGTAAAGCATTAACCCATTAAACTAAGGAGAAATAAAATGATTAAGACTATTAAACGTGAACTATTTGATTAACATGCTGCAGAAATTGTTAGTGCATACATTATAGGTGAGAAAGATATTGCTTGGATCTATGATAAAGAGTCACCATCACTTGACAAGTTAAAAGCTCATCCTGGAGCTAATCCAGTTATTGAACCAGATCATATTGTAGATATTGACAAAGTAGATGATGACGATGCAGAATATACTAATGAAGTAGTACCTACTGTCATATATGAAATGTTCTCAGAAGAAGACGATGAATACTTGAATGTACTATGTGACATAATTATCACTGAAGGTATTCCACTTAAAGATATGGGTCAAATGGGAATTAAGTATGAATATGGTGGCTTAATAAACATGCTTGTAATTGAAGACTAACAAATAAAAGAAAGAAGAGAAATAAAATGGAACAAACAAATTACAAACTTACACAACAAATGGTCGTATCAAAAGAACGTGCACGTAAAGCATTGTTGAGAGCAATTGACAATGCAGGAGATGGAGGTCGAGTAGAACTTGGAAACGGTATCCGAGTAATCAGTGCAAGCAAAAGTGAAATCACATTAAATGACTTTGGTGAAGAACATCAAATCTTGAAATTCAATGAAAGAACGGTGAAATAAAATGACACTTAAACCAATTGAAAATGACATACTCTTAAGAGTTAAACATAGTTTAACATATAGTAATACAGTATATCTTGATGAAGCTATGCTTAATAGTGTACTTGAGTTATGGAATGACTATAGTAATTTTGATCCAGATCCTGAATTAATGCGAATTAAACGACTTATATTCTATGCTACTACTATTGCAAAGCCAAGTCATGATGACTATAAAATTGAATTAGGTAATGCACATAGAGGAACTATAATGAAAAAGTTACTTAATGTAGATCTTAGATATATTACTGATCAAGAAGAACTAGAAAGAAAGTTACTTAAAGTAGGAGAGAAACACAATATGGTAGAAGTAGTAATTAATGATGAAGTAAACTTCAAAATGCAAATATCTAAAGGCGACAAACTTACACTGGAAATCACAGACCAAGGTGTAACTAAAGTAAGTCTTAGTGCACCAGAAACTAAAGGAGAATAGTATGTACAAAAATACAAGAGAATTATCACCTGAAATAATTGCATTAGTAAATGACAACTTCAATACTTACTATAACATGCTAATAAGTGATAATAAATATAGTACTATTTCTAGAATTAAGAAAAATGCACCATTTGCATGGTCACTATTGTCAGAAGGTCAAAAGACTAGACTCTATCGCACAGCTAAAAAGCATCGTAAATTTTAAGGAGAATAATATGACACTTACACCAGAGACACTCTTTAGACGTGCTAGAAAGAACATGGTTAAAGCATTTGAAAAAGATCATACTAGTAAAGAACTAGATAAACTTGCTCAACTTAAGTTTGAATCTAACTGGCTTGGACTTACAGTTCAACAAAAAGCAACAGTTATCATGGTACTAGAAGGAGAATAAAATGGCAGACTTAACAAACACAATTAAAAGTGTACTTGGTACACATGATCTATCAAAAATCAACTTAGATGACTTAACATTAATCTTGGTTAATGCTATTGAAGATTCAGAAACAGATGACAAATCTTCTCATGAACTTGTATTAGAACAAGTAGAAGAATTAGTATTCAAATCTTCAGATAAAGAAGTTCAATTAAAAGCAGTTGCTAGCTTACCTGTTCCAGTATTTAATATGGTACAAGAAGATCTACACATGAATGGCTTTGAAAGACTTGCTAAAGATAGAGTATATGACTTAAAAGATGCTAAAGTAATAGTAACAGAAAATGGAGTATTTTATGCAGAATGAAACTAACATTGTGTTTAACACACTAGGTATGACACCAGAAGAACTCAAACAATGTGTAGAAGATACATGTAAGTTAACTTCAATTAACTACATAGAAGTACAAATCATTGAACAACCTAACTATAGAGGTAACATCTCTGCAGTTAGATTGACTATACCTTATGCTGAGTACATAGATGAAATAGTCTATCAAGTAACAACTGACATTAAACTTGCTGAAAACATGAAGAAAGACTAAACATGATAATGCAAAATATGTTATAATTAATATAGGCTCTGGAATATCCACTTAAGTCGCTGCATAAGCAATAACCTGCCACTATAGTTCAAGGAAGGACTAGAAAATGAAACATCTTAAAACAATCATCGCAGTAGCAACATTAACAGTATGTTTATGGTCATTAGTAACGGCTATACTTCAAGCAGCACTGTTCATTGTAACTATGATAATCGTAGGTTTGGCATTGATACAATTAGTATTCTTTGCATTAGTAAAACCAAGAAAAGCAACACATTAAGGAGAGAACAATCATGGCAAATGTTAAAGAATTACAAGAAGCATACGAACAAGGGACACCATTAATGACTGATGCAGCATATGATGTATTAGTTGGGGACAATGAAGAATTTACTGAGTTGGAAGATGAAACATATGTCATCAAACATGCAGTATTCATGGGAACATGCCCAAAGACACGAAATGTAAAAGAATTTAAGCTGTACTGTAAAGGCTTGCTTGGCACAACTAATGTAGTATTCCAACCTAAGTTTGATGGAGTATCTGGAGAACTTATCGTTGAACATGGTAAAATCACAGCAATCTCATCACGTGGTAATGGAAACTTCGGTCAAGACTTATCTGACTTAAAAGACATATTATTCAATGACGTAGTAATTATGCCAACAGTTAGAGCTATCTATGGTGAGTTTGTATGGCGTAATGACAACCCATCACAAAAAGATAGAAACTTAGTATCTGGATATCTTAACAAGAAAGTTCATAATAAAGAACCTCATTTGGACTTCATTGCATATAAAGCAATTGATTCAAATGGTAGAGTTATGGACTTCATGCAAAGTCAATTATATACAACTGGCATCAAATGGTCTGACTGTGCAATCTTAACAGATGAATTAGAAATTCCTAACTTCGATGGTAGATACCCAGACATCAAACGTGATGGTACAATTATTAAGAACAGTGTTGATATATTTGCACTTAAGCCAGAACCTGAAGCTGGTATTACTACAATTACTGGAGTTACTTGGAAGAAATGTAAATCTAAATTCTCAGCAACTGCTCAACTTGAACCAGTAACTATTGGTGCAGTAAATGTATCTTCAGTAACATTGCCACTATCTTACATAAAAGATATGGACTTAATGATTGGCGACAAAGTAATGATTAGTCGTAGAGGAGATGTAATTCCTTGTATTGAATTCTTGGTAGAACATACAGAAGAATCAAGTCCAATCATAAATGATTCTAAATGTGAATACTGTGGTGGACACTTCCATTTATATGGTAAGAAATTACTATGTGAAAATGAAAATTGTGTAAGTTACTTAGTTGACTATGAAAATAAAGTACTAGAAACTATGATGAGTAAAGTCAAAGGTGCTAATACTAAATGGTTCATGACTGAAGCTAAAGGCAATCCAGGAATGATTCTTGAAAGTATCATGAACAATATGATTCTTGGTAATACAGTTAAACGTAGTGAACAATTTGACAAAGGAGTTAAGTATCTCACAGATACAGAAGACAAGTACAAACTATCATTGTTATTATTTGATATTGATGGACTATCTGGTAAACGACTTGATAAGTATGCAGCAATGACTACATATGAACCAGGAGACAAATACATGGAAGGTGTAGCTCAACAACTAATGAATAACAAAATCAATGAATTTAACAAATTCTTAGTAGGAGAAACTAAATAATGACAAATAAATTACGTATTGCAGAACTTGCTGAAGGCGAGGAACTGGCTAACCCTAATGCAAAAATCTTAGAAGAGATTAATGTAAAAGATCGAGACTTCAGCAAGTTAGTCTTATTGAAAGGAGATCCATCATATGAACATATTAGCGAGTGGTTAATTAGACATAAAGAAGACAAAGACTTACTTGACTTAATCAAAGTAACTCCAACTATTAAGGATAAGATTAAGAAAAGTAAGAATTTTATGTCAGGAACAGTTATATTCGAAGCACGAGATGCAATGGATGAACTAGAATTCTTAAGACAAAGAAGTATGAAAGATCTAGTATTTGTAATCTATCGTGCAACACCAAATGGACATAGACCAATGTTGGAATATGGAAATATCTATGAAGGAAGATACTATAATATGTCATCTAAAATCATGGAAGACTTAGAAGAATATCTAGGTCGAGTAGAAACAAACAATGCCAATGGGATAGTAACTGTTATGCCAAATAGCAAATATACATTGGAAGAATTTAAAGACGTGCTTAACAGCTGGGTAAATTAAGATAATATTAGAAAGATCATAAGGAAATGACAAGTTATATTGAACTATCACTCAAATTTGAAGAAGGCGTAATCAAATCAGGAAGCAATATGGATCTAATCAGAGAAAATGCATTAAATGACTATGATAGATATATTGCTTATACAAAAGACATTCATGATATTCGTGCAATTAAGACTCTACAAGAGTTCTCAATTCTTGCCGATTATGATACTGGTGTGGTAACGTCTGTAGTAGATGCAATATATAAAATATTTGCAAGAAGTGAAGCACGTAGAATCTCAGCATTATATTGCTATCTTAAAGGTCTAGAAGAAAGAGGTATTCATGCAGTACTTGTTACTTCTGGTAAGAATTATGCAGTATATAACTCAGATACAATTTCATCAGTTTGCTATACATCAGTTGAAAGCGAAAGTAAACTATCTGAAGTATATGACGAACTTGGAATTAACACTCGAGTATATGAGGTAATCGCAGATGCACAAGGAACATCAACAGAACTCAGAATAGGTAGCATTGATGCTTGTTATTGTGCAAGAAAAATTCTTAAAGATTTCTTCCCACATATTATTACTGTAATGTATGTTGCAGGTAAAGAAATTGAACTGTATGATATTCCAGAATTTGGACTTCCAAAAGTGGAACAAAGAGTAGTTATCAAGAAACCAAAGATCTCATCATCAGTACGAGAACTATTATCAGAATCTTATGACATGGACTTCTTACATCAACTTGAAGATCAAATTGGGGAGTTTAGTCATAAAGGAACTCCACTAAAAGGTCAATTCTTCTATGACTATCGTGGAAGAATCTACTGGCAAGGTAACATCAACTATCAAGGTGAAGCAGAAAATCGTGACTTGGAAGTTGAAGGAGGAGAATGCTGGGAATATGATGCAACATGCTCAGGTATTCAACTAGGTTCTCTACTATCTAACAATGTCAAAATGATGAAACAATGTAATGTCATAGATACTGGGGAAGGCAAACAAGATGCTTATCACTATATCTCAACTAAGACATGTGAAGACTTCGGATATGGTACAAACTTTGGAATCACCAAACCTGTATATCATATTACAGACGAAGAACTCAAAGAGAACAAAGACGGCGAATGGGTAGAACCTAAGAAAATGGCAAGAACTATTTGTAAGAAACCTCTTATGTTATTGCCTTATGGTGCAGCTGCTCAAACTCTCATTGGTAGTTCTAAAGCTGCCGCAAGAGAATACTATACTGATGTAAGTGCAACAGTACATGTATTCTCAGAAGATGATGCTAAACAACTTGCTAAAGATGTCTACAAAACAGTGAAGAAAGAAATCAATCGAGAAGCAACTTATAAAGTAATTCTTGATAACTTCATTTCAGTAGAAACATTGGAAATCAATGGTAAGGAGAAAGGTCAGTATGTATCTTGGAAAACTCCAGATGGGCTTGAAGTTAACTCATATTCTAAAGTGGGAATACGAGAAGTAAGTGCAATGGACAAAGATAGCTTACTGCATGATAAGAAACTTACTAAGATTACACTTATTCTAGACGGAGTAGAATATAGTAAGAAAGTATCATACACATCTGGATCTAACATCAAGTTCTTCAAGAACAATGTTCCAAATGTAGGACAATTAGTTCCAAACTTTATTCACAGCTTAGATGCAACTGCATTACGATTTGTAAGTCGTAAACTTATTGAACAAAAGATTCCAGTTGCAGTTATTCATGACTGTGTAATTGTACCTAAACGTGTAACACAAGATCATATATCTGCATTGTTCAGAGAAGCATATCAATTCATTGCTGACTACTTCGGAGTAGATGTAACAGTAACTGGAGCGATTGTCTTCCCAGAATAGTCTTTAACTCAGGCTTTGGTAAGACCATGTAAGTCGATGCGTAACGCACTAACCTAATAAAGAAAGAAGAGAAAATAAAATGGCAAAACATACTAAACAAACTAACAAATCTAACAAGATGCTTAAAGTACTATCAATTACTATTTGTAGTATTATTGTTGTAACAGCTGGAGTATTTCTAGCTATCAACTTAACTTCTCCTGGCAAGACTCCAACTAAGTCTTTCCATACTACACAAAGTAGTACTAAACCAAGTTCAACTACTGAAGAATCTAACCCAACTGAGTCTACTAATGAAAAGTCAGTTCAATCGCAGGGATCAGATGTAACAACAAGAGAAGAATCTACAGCAGAATCTTCTAAACTTGCTGAATACAAAGACGATGCACTATCTACTTATAGTGTTGTCTATACTGATTCTAGATATATTGTATCTGCAAATGGTAAAGGACAATACTTTGTAACATCAGCAACTGGTGAAGATGTACTTAGAAGTGCTCGAGTACAAGAGTGGGTATTCCTTCTTAAAGAGATGGGAGTACAAGACTTAGGTACTATTGATCAATCTAAAATGAATGATATGGTTACTGGACTTTCAGTAAACATAAATGAACCATTTAAACCATCTGCTGGACCTGTATACATCTATACTGATAACACGCCTGCGGCATATTCATTAGAAAATTAAGGAGAATAATAATGACAAAGAAATATACATTAGTTGGAATTAGCAGTAATGCATTTGCAGTAATGGAATATGTAACGCGATGCATGATAAAAGAAGGAAAATCAAGGGTACAAATAAAAGAATACAGGAAAGATGCAACTAGTTCAAACTATGACCACCTTCTTAGTGTTTCAGTAGCAATGATTACAAGGTTGAATAAAGCTATCTAGAAACAAAGGTAACTAATAATATAGGCTTCAGTTAGACTGTGTAAGTCGATGTGCAACTCACTAACCTATTAAATAAAGAGGAGTTAACAAATCGCAAATGAAAATCAATGCAAAAATTAAATCTCATATTCAAAGAGAAATACTAAACGTTGTCGATAAAATTATTAACAATCAATCAGAAGGAAATAAATGTAATGAAATGTGAAAATTGTAACCATAATAAAATGCTTCATGTAGATGATGGACGACTTGAAAATGGATCAGGTTTCGATAATTATATGTGTCCAGTTTGTTTAACTAAATGTTATATTAAATTCTTATCAAATAAGATGGTAGCTAAAAATTGGACATTTAAACAACAATATCTAATTCGCAACGAAGATCTTGTCCGTGAAGCATATCATAATGGTCAAACAGGTTGGTGAAAACCAAGCATTAGTAGTAGAAGTATCTTATGACGAAAACAACAAGCGTACACTTAAGACACAATGCTTGGATACATTCTTTATGGGAGAAAAGTCATAAGATACATTGGGTATCTACAATACGGAGGAAGTAAAATGAAACTAGAAGAAATAGAACAAGTAGTTAATGATATCAGATTTGAAGAAGTTAGAGAGTCTGAACTTGCTCAAATGATTTATGCATTCAACAGTAAACAACTAGATATGGAAGAAAGAACTACTATTACTTCAAATGGCTATAGCTGCTATGTTTCAACTCAAGCATTCTTAGCATTAGTTACTAGAGAATTAGAAGAAGTCAAAAATAGAATTGTCACACTTAAAGCAAAGATTGGAGTAGAATAATGCTAGTTAGAAAGCTTAAAAGTGCTACTATAGCATGTGAAGGGAGCTTACTGTAATGAAAAAGATCTGGAACTTTATAGCTGTATTTGTATTGACACTACTATTCGGTATGTTTTTAACTAATATTACAGACTACTTTGAGGCTCATGCAGACATCTCAGAATGGATAATCTCAATTGCAGTATCCGCATATGTAGCTATTTTGTGGATCGTAGAAAATAGAAAGAAGAACTAGAATGAACTTATCAACAAATGACATTTACAGTGATGAAACTGTAGCAAAATGCTATGTATGTAATAAGCATCAAATTGGAGACAATAGAGAACTATATGAGTCAGGTTGGCTACACTTTGCTGATACAGACGATTATATATGTAAATAATGTAGGATTAGATTGAGTAAAAAGAGGACAAATAAAATGGACAAATCATTTATGAACATCGCATCGCTTAAACTTGCTGAATATCTTGGCTGTGAACAAGAAGACATTTATGTAGTATGGATGAGTAAGAATCTTCAAAACATCAAAGGTATGTTCTCAAGTGATGTACCTGCTGCAAAAGGCATGTACTATGAGCTTACTTACAATGGAGACAAGAAAGAACTCTACATTGATAGTTATAAGAAACAAAAGAACGAATGCATTAAAGTAGAATTATAGGAGAAATGAAATGACTGAATTTGATGCACAACAAGAATTGCTGTATGCTATTGAAACTTCAACTATAACAATGACTTCAGCAATCAACCTTCTAGAAAAAACAATGCCAAAAAGGCCAGAACAAAAAGTTTCTGGATACATAGATTTATTGTCTAGACTTAACGAGTCCGTAGGTCGCAATAATATGCTTGCACAGTTAATTAAGTCTGATGAACGTAAGAAAATGGAAGAGAAACTTGAAGCAGAACGTAAGAAGAAAAAGAAACTTGAAGAAGCTGCTATCATTAATAATTTTAAAGAGGGGACTAAATAATGCCAACCAATCTACCAAAAGCTAATTTGCCTTACTATGCAAACCAGCATGGTATTCAACTAAAAGAATTCATGACAGAGTATGACAAATTCTTATACACTCAAGGATGTTATTGGTCTGCATTGAAGTATCACATTCGTGCTGGTAAGAAAGAAGGCGAATCACTTGCTAAAGATATTAAGAAACGTGATGACTACATCAATGACTTGATTGCATTGGACTGGTTAAATAATAAAGAAGAAATCATTGAAGAACTTGAATACACCAATAACAAATTTGAGAACTATAGAGGAAAATAACATGAATAATTCTAATAATGAGGACTTGAGTATAAGTAAATTAAAATTACTGGAAACACATGATTATGTAGCTCCATCCTTAGTAAATGCATATATTGATGATAGAGCTAAGCGTAAACGCTTCGTAAATTACTGTAATTCAAATCATATACCTACAAATATTTATCACAAGAAAGAATGCAACAAAGAACTAGTAAAACATATTCTTAGTACAACTCCAGTAGATATAACTAATCTAATTAAGTCTGAAATAAGCCCGGAACTTATAGATAACTTGACACTAGATCAATATATAGACCTTGCTTTAGATCCAAATTGCACTAAAGTATATCTTAAGGAGTTTGCTTTTAATGAACACTTCGCAGTAAGTAGCTTTACTCCTAATAGGCTCTCTGTGTTCAATGCAAGATTCAGGGTACACGATGATATAGTTGACTGGCGACAAAAGCACTGAGATACAAAAATAACTATTATATAAATAAAGAAAGAAGAGAATTAATAAAATGGCAGAATTAGTAACAGCATCAGTTGAAGAAGCAGTAAATGCAACATTTAAGTACTTCGACGAATTTGAAAACAATGATAATCTTAAGTATAATGAAAGATTTGTGCCTATCTTCATATCTAGACCTGGAGTAGGTAAGTCAGCATCAATTGCTGCTAAATCAGCAGAACGTGGTCGTAAGTTAATCACATTGAATCTTGCATGTATTGAACCAGTAGATATCTTAGGACTTGGTGCACGTGAGAAAATCAATGGTAAATGGATAACTAGAACAGCCTTGCCTGAGTGGGCAATGAGTGCACTACAAGGCAATTGTGATATTCTTGTTGATGAATTCAACAACTGTCAACCAGAAACTCTTGCAGGTTTCCAAATCATGTTCTCAGCATTTGAAATCAATGGTTGGCAACTTCCAAAGACAACACACATTATTGGTGCATGCAACCCTCCTGGGGATGATGCATTAGTTGCTGCTAATCAATTATCTGGTGCCTTCCGTAGACGTTTAAGTTTCATTCCAATTGCTGATACATTTGAATGGGTTGAAACTAAGTACAAATTCAAAGTTCCACTTGACTTCCGTAAACAAGATATGCTACCTATCTCAGAATACATCAACTATCAAGGGGTCAACTCTGCCAATGTAGATGATATGATGAGAATATGTGAAACTAGCTCACTTACTAACAAAGAGAAATACTTATTAGTAGAAGGACTTGGATCTAAAGTACGAGCTCTTGCCTCTAAACTTGGTAAACTTACTGAAGAAATGATTGAATATGAAGTACTTCGTTCTGACGACGGCTTCACTTATAAAGACTGGGTATCTGATCCTGTAGATGAACCTGAAATCATGACTCAAATGGGCTGGATGAATCGTAGACTTACAAGTACTAGTACATATTCCCGTGCTAAAGGCTTCGTAGGTAGAATCAAGAATGTTCAAGTATATAATGCTGCATTTGACATATTAAATGAAAAATTCGAAGCAGATATTGTAACAGATGACACTAAACTGTCTAGAATGGAAACTAAGTAATCATGGCTGTACCGCACGTTAAACGTAACTTTAAATATGGGGATTTATATAATTCAGAAGCTGAGGTATTAGATTCGAACAAAGAGGACGTTGTACTCTCTTATGAAGATCTAGCAGCTTACAAAATTGGTAGAGACTATCTTAATTTCATATTTGAAAATGACTTTACTATTCATCTTATGTATAAATTCCCAGATGGTGATCCTCAAATCGCTTATACTACATTAGATACAAAAGATATGTATATCAATGGGAACTATCCTACAAACATCATATCATCATTGCTGAAACATGAACTAGGTCACTTCATGATATTTGGAACTGACCAACCTTACTCAAAAGACGATTACTCAGTTAGATCCTTAATTGTTAAGGAAGTCTACAGTAGATTCAATTTAAAGAAATATTCAGTAGAATTCTTGATGCATATTGAAAATGTAATTCAAGATATTATCATTGAAACGCTAAACTACCCTGAATGTGTATGTGAAACATTTCATATATATGGTCTAGATAAGAAAGGTGTCAAACATCAACCTTACTTAGATCCAATATCAGATGTAGTTAAAGAAGCTCTTAAGACTCAACTAGCATTAGCTGAAGATAAAAGATCTTATGTTGACAGTGAAATTGCTCAGAAGATGAAAGATTTCTTGGAAGAAAGCTTAAATGATGCTATTGCTACTATGAATGGTATCTCAGATAGATATATAAAGAGAGAAGCTAAAGATCAACTTAAAAGTCAAATCACAAGAATTAAGAATAAAATCAATAAAAAAGATGATAAACTTAAGGAACTTCAAAGACTTAAAAATGCTGGAAGACCAATACCTGATAAGTTGATAGATAAAGTCAAAAACCAACTTGAAGAACTTAAAGATAAAGTATCTAATGAAGCACTAAAGGATGAACTTAGAAGAATTGTAGATAGAAATAAGAATAGACGTGATAAGGAAATTGCTAAACTGGAAGAAACTAAGAAAGCTCTTCAACACAACCCTGGACCACCTGAACATATAGATGAACGTGAGGGAGATGGTCATTCTTGCTCAACTTACATTCCTTCAAAAGACTCTATCAAAATCTCAAATAAAATGTATAAGATGTCTTATACTAAACTTAAGAACAAATTGTTCAAGTTGAGACAAATCGAGTCTCCTAAGACATTTGATAAGGGAATGGCATCTGACAAAGATGGTAATATCTTGACACCTAAGAGAGAAAATACTTACACTAGAACTTCTAAACTTGAATATGACAATACTGACATGTTACAAGGTAAGAAGAAGAAACGTTCATCAGGTGTATCTATTTTGATTGGACTAGATGTATCTGGCTCAATGAACAGTCAATGGGTATCTAAATTCAATGACACTGTTAAACTTATCAAATCTGTGTCTAAGTCACTTCAAATTCAAGAACCTGTAATGTTTACTTATGGTGACAGGCTTGGTACTGTATCTAGTAGTGAACACACAATTCAAGAAGCTATCAGAGAAAGATCTGGTGGTGGAGGTAATGCCTTCGGTAAAGTATATGAACAACTTATTCGAGAAGCACCAATATCAACATACACGGAAATCATACTGATAACCGACTGTGGTGACAATCTAGGTTGGGACATTCAATCTCCAATTAAAGGTGTAAGTGAGAAAGAACTTAAGATGCACTGTTCTGTACTTGACACTGATGGAATGATTGCTGACCGACCAGACCAACTATGGCAAAAAGATAAATGGTCATACTACAATACTAACAACATAAATATGTCTTCTATTGCTAAGAATATAGCTAAGACAATCAGAACTAACAAATAAGAATTGGACTGAACTACCTTCGGGTGGTTCGGTCTTATTCTTTCTTTTTTTTTTTTTTTAGAACAAGTTAATATAATTATACTGCTTATCAAAGAACATAACCGCAGGATAACTGCCTGATTATCTTACTATTTTCTAGATACTATAGTTACTAATACAATATAATAGATAATTAAGGAGAACCTATGACAGTAGATGTAAATGTTACTATTGACGAGGGAGCTTTTACTGACGAAGAAGTCATGGAAGCTTTACTTAAAATGAGACCAGCATATTTAACAGATCACAGTGAGCCAGTACCTTACTGTGATATTAAAGATATACACTTTTGCTACCCACCTTCAATTATTAAATGTGCAATAGACTTTGATGAAGCAGGCAATGTAGCAGAAATAGATTTAAATGAAGAAGTTATCAAGGAATTACTTGAAAAAGAAGATACTTCTGAAGAAAATAAAGAGGAAAAGGAAGAGGAAGATGAGCATAGGTCTATACATTGATGGCGAAATTAGATCATTAGATACTAAAATTGACAAAATGGTTACAAAAACAGGTATTTCTGTTGATAATATTAGTGTAGAAGATACTATTCTTATTCATCCAATTGCATTAAATGCTGCTATTCCACGTAATTTGTCTATAGAAGCAATCAGTACAGTTTATGAAGAGAACTTTGAATTACTTAGAGAATTATCTGTTGAAGGAGAAAATGCTTTAGGTGGAGCAATGTTTAATGATGTAACAGGATATAGAAATCATAGACTTAGAACATTAAGTGATTCTGTCATATTAAATAGACCTCCTGGTACTGACGGTTTTGATGAAGAAGAAAATAAAGAAGATTATGTCTGGGAGTATGATTGTATGAATGCTTTCATGCATATTATACCATTCAACTTTACCATTGATAAAGAACCTAAACCTCTAGTAAATACTAATAAAGATGGTAAAAATGGCGCTTCTTACTCTGATAAATATATTCAAGATAGTTGTATTCTTCCAGAGCCATTAAGAATTCATTTAGTTGATTATAGTAAGAAACAAGATAAGTCTAAAGTAGAAATGTACTATCATAAAGAAGGTAAATATTACTTAAATGCAACAGTAGCAAGTTACTACCGTTACAGAGAAATGAGAAAAACTGACGGAGATCTTAAACAGATTGTAAGTTATTTCAATGAGAAGTATAAGTATCTAGGAGAAAATTTAGATTTTTCTAAGTTAGTATATGGTCTATATCTTTCTGGTATATTCTTGAAATTGCCTAAAGAAGAAGCACAAAAACTTAAAACAGCAATGGACTGCATTTCTACAGTTGTGTCAGAATATATACTGACTAATTCTAGTGTTAGAAAAGCATACATTAATTTAGATAGCATTGTTACTAAAGAGCCTTGGGATGATGATTTTAAGTACAATTTATATAGAGTAAAACAAAAATATGAACCTCTTACAGGAGGGAATATCATTGAAAGTTTTAAGAATACTCTCAGAATAAACGAACTACAGTATTTTACAAGAGATGAAAATATTCCCTCTATTATGGGTTGGTACTCTGCTGATATTGAAAGAATACTTAAGAATTATCCTGACTACAAAGCCTATCATATTGATATTCATGCAGCTTATGTTAATATTGCTAAAGAATTAGCTAATATTAACATAACTAAAAATGAAACTGGAAAAATCAAGTCAGCTAACCCATATCTGTATCAAGAAATTTGTGATAGAATCTCTAAGAGGAGTATCTATCTTACACATTATTTTGAAGATCAAATGACTGTATTCTGGCAAACAGATGGTGGACTTTGCTTAATAAAAGACAACATAGATGTTACAAACATGATAGAAGAAAATCAAGATGTTGTAATAGAACAAGTTGTAGGTAGAACTGTACATAAACTACCAAGAAGCTATAAACATAGATTTTTTACCACAAACTATGTTGGCTTCTAATAGAATATTTGCTTACTCTATATTTGTAGGAAAATCTAAGAAAGATAGTACAATAAGTCAATATTATGCAAATAACTTCAAACTTTATTTGAAGAACATAATAAAAAATAATAGTATAAAAGGAGTAGTAGATCTAGACATGTATGGTCTAATTAAGACTATAAGTGAGTTTAGCAATAATAATGATGGAAAATAGTAAGTCAATAAAAAATGCTAGTAAGATTTTCACCTTAAGGTTTCAACTAGATTTAGATGAAATAAAAGAACTCAATGGTACATCTATTCAAGAAAACAAAGAATTCGCTTATAGAATTGATCATTCTGATGGGAAACATATTCATTCTGAGTTTTACTTTACTGAAGAATTTCTTAAATATGAAGATTTAATACTTAAGCATTTTGAAATGGAAGGCCTAGTAAATATACCAATGTATATAATGATAGACATCCTTTCTGGTTACCAGTGATTGGAGGTTATAATTGGTAGATTTAAACAAATTATCTGGGTTTGGGCAAAGAACTCTAGATAGCATATTCACAAGATCAAAACTAGAAAGTATGGTTGAAGAATATGAAAAAACAAAAATGAAAGAAACTATTGAAGATGCTGTAATTGATGAATTGCTATCTATTAGTAGCGTACCTACAGGAACAGTATCAATTCCTAACTTGAAATTGTCTTCTTCTAAAGTAGGAGATGAAGAATGGGAAGTAGAGATTAGCGGTGTTATTCAATCAACTATAGTTAAGAAAGGTATATGGTCTCCTTCGATAATGGTAAAACTAGAAGGCGTAGTCCCTAGAGAAAGACCAGTTATCAATGGTAAAATACCAGCATCTTCAGTAAAAGAAGACGAAGTAAACTCTGATTTATCAAACCCTAGATTAAGTACATTAGGTCTGTCTAGAGATGAAGTATCTAACATAAAGAAATTTCTTGACAAAGAGGGCATTAGATATAAAGACAATTCTGACATGGGTCTGAATCAATATATTGAATTACGAGACATTCCTATGTCATCTGACTTATCTTCATTAGGTACATATTCAGGTAGAATAACTTACCCAACAACGCAAGATTCTACAGACATGGGGATTACCCCCTTTGATCCTAGAACCCTTACATTGTCAAACCCCACAATTGAATCTATTGCTGAGGGTAGCAAAGAAAAATTAGCTAACTCAAAAGCAGCTTCTATTATGTCTGACACGCCATTGAAAGTTTCTGAAGAATATGCAAAATCATTACCAGATGTTGTAAGTGGTAATGCTGATGCTGTACACAGTCAACTGACAAAACTTAGGTCTGATGACTTTAAGCGACTTAAGAATGCAGCAACTGAGTTAGAACCTTACATGAAAGATTCTAAATTTGCGGAAGCAGCAAGTAAAGGTAAGTCATTTGAGTATCAAGAACAACTGTCTGATAGTGACAATAAGAAAATTGAAGCAATTAGAAAAAGATACAGTATTGATGCTGATGATTTGAAGAAGATTGCTATGTTTGACAAGAACAATCTTAAACTTTCAGATGGTCGTAATCTTAACATTCTTACTGATACAGAATCTTTTAGTGAGTCTAAATCATTATCAAATAATGCAAGACGTAAAAGTGACAATAAGATGAACTTCTCACTTCACACTATTAATGGTGAACGTATGTATGTTTATGGTGGTGACTCATTCTTGGACAATACAGACTTACGGGAAAATATTGCATTTGAACCTAATAAGAAAAAAGCAAAACAAATTGCTTTATCTGAGAAAAAGATGAAAGAATATAACAGAAATCTTAATGAAGCATTAGGTGGAGCTCTTATTGAGGATAAAGTCATCAATGGTGGTAAACATAAATATCGCAGTGATGAACTTGAAAACTTTGCAAAAGACTTCATGAAATCTGATATTGACTATGATAATCTTTCTCCACGTATTAAGACACTTATTAATGCTAAGAAGAAAGCAGAAAAAGGTGAGGTTGATACATCTACAGCAGTCACACTTGATGCGACCTTCTCTGGACTTGTTGTAACGTCAGGTATTCTTGGTCGTAAAGATGGACTTGATAAGGTCAACATTGTACCAGAAGGTGAAAAAGTAGGAGAAATGCATGACTTATATACTGAAGTCGGTAAAGACTTAATTAAAGATCTTACTGAGTATGGTATGGATAGTCATGCAGCACGTAAATTAGTTAAACCAGGTGTCATGCCTGCAATGTATAACTCTTCTCAACGTGCACGTGCTACAAAACTTAGGGAAGAACTTAAAGACTATTTCCATGAGAAAACTGACATGAGTGAATCTGAGATTAAGGAAGCAATTACTAAATTGAATCCAAACATTCAGAAGACAACTCAAGATGCGACAACTATTCTTATGGGTAAAGTCAATCCTAAAAGTATCATTGGTTTGAATAAGAAAGGCATTGTTAAATTATACAAACCAAAAGAAGGTACAGAACATGAAGGAGAAGTAGAAGAAATTAAGAACCCTACTGAAGATGACTTATTTCAAGTTTCGGCTTATAAGATTAAGCATCCAGATGGCAAAGTTTCATATTCTGCTAGAACTGAAAACAAAGTATCTAGAACTGTTGATGGTAAAATCTCAGTATCAAAAGATGCACTTTCAGTACCTTATGCTAAAGTCAATAAGATTGATAAGAATGGTAAAGCAAAATCACGTGATAATATGGGACTATTGATGAACTCAATGGCTCCAGGTATTGCACGTCACATGGACTCATATGTAGCTTCTACAGTTATCGAGAAAATGCATGACAAAGGTGTCCCAATCGTCACAGTTCATGACGCGATGATTGTTCCAGTATATGCAATGAACACTCTTAAAGATACTTACAATGACGCAGTCAACTCTCTATATAAATATACTGGTTCAGATATCAGAGTGGATGCTAGAAATAACTTGAGTGTGGAATAATGGCATTTTTCAGTGGTTTTATGATGAGAGATGATAAGTTCTATGCAAAAGTTTTTCATGACACAGACTATCTCCTCATTGATATGAATACAGGAAAAGAGTACACATCTAAAGATGATTTCGATTTGTTAGATGAAGAGAGCACAAGAACTCTCAGAGGTGGCATATTCGCTTACATTTATAGTGATGTACTTTTTCAAGTAGGTTTAGCTTTGACTAAACAACAATATAGGTTAGCAAAAATGCTACATAGTGCTGTATGTAACTACATTGAGCAGGAATACTTTGGATATGAAAGCCTTGTAGAATCATTGAGCATAGACTTCTCAGTTACTGTGTTTGCAGGAACATGTAGAATTGTTGATCATAGCAACCCCAAAAAGGAACTAGTAAAAGCATGGAAAAATGCTTGTGACTGGATATCTTGAGTGGTTTTCGAGATACAAAAATTACTAATAACATTAATTAGCAAAACTACTAGAAAGGAGATTAGCTGTGGAAGATAATGATTACTGGTTGATAGAAAATTCCCCTTTTATAGATTTTCCTAAGATAATGAGTAAAGATTGGATAATTGGAGTATTGATTACTGGACGCAATCAAGGAAAAACATTTGGTTGGTGGCATTATTTTTATAAAGCTGCATTTCCTACTAGAGAGGCATTTTGGAATGGTGAAATACATGAAAAGTTTGGTTCTATAGTAGGTAATCTACTAGAAGTAACTACTACAGATATGCAAAAATCAGCAGAAGATGTGCTGATGCCATATCTTGAAACAGGTCAGCAGGTTGAATTAGTTGTTCGAAAAGCTCAATGCTATTTGAGAATAATTTCTATCAATAATAAAGGCTTTAAAGAAGTATACTATGAACAAGTCATAGGAGTATATGCTTCTTTATCTCAACCTAATACAATGCGCCGTATTGGTGAACAAGGTATTACACTTGTTCTTATTGAGGAGTGCAACCCTGAAAAGGAAAATCATCCATTCGTAGGTAATGATACTTCTAAACTTTCATCTATCATAAAATCTATTACAAAAGGTAATGAAGATGAAAAACCAGTACGTATCCTCGCTATTGGTAACCAACAACTATTCCCATCAACAGTTCTTAAGTTTCTTAAGTTTGACGAAAATGACTTAGGTCTTAAAGATGGTCGATTATTCTTAATGGTTGACAGGCCTAAGGGGTTTAAGAAGAAATATGAAACTCTTATCTCAGATAATAGTGACTATGATAACTTTTCTAAACGTAAGTTAAATGATATTACTGAGCTAAAAGCTAAAAAAGAAACATATATTGAAAAATTTAAAGAAGTTCAACCAACAGTGTTTATTACAAACAACCAAGGAGTTTCTGTTGCTGGTTGGGTAACTCGCTTTGAAGGACGAGATGTACTATTTACAGTTTCTGATATTAAAGACTTATCAGAGTTCAGTGATAGTCTTGCTTATGAATTAAGTCCATTTACAGCAGAACGTAAACGGTTTGCTATGCAGTTGGATATAGTAAGAAAGTACTACTATATGAACTCAGTTGTTGTAGGTAAAGACGACCGAGATACTTATTATAGTTTGAACACTCTTGGATGTATTCCAAGCAAGAAAAGAGGAATTTAATGAAATTAGATTATACAGTAAATTCTTTGAATGAAATAAAATCTAGTCGTCAAGGTGGAGTATTTAGTAGCATTCCTGACAAACCTTCAATTAAACGAAGTGAGCTAGGTGTTCCTTCAAATTTGCAAAAAGCAACTATGACTACTAAAGCAACATCATCAAACATGACGATGAAACAAAGAGTAGGGTCTAGCCATGTAGAAAATTCTATTGCTGTAATGACATCGGATAAGTCTCAAAGAAATTCAATAAGAAACTTTGGATGGAACCCATATTCTAAGGCTGACTTAGCATTACAAAAAGTAAGAAAGAATTTAAGTAACACAGATAGATTGGACTTTGTATCTAAATCTATTCACAACACTGCTTTCCAAAACCTTACTCCTCAAGATAAACAAAACATTCAAAAGATTGCTTACAATGAGGATGCGGTTGCTAATATGCAGGCACAGAAAGCTGATACGCCAACTGTGCAAGGTAATATCAAACAACCAAGAAATACTCAACAAAATCAACAAGGAGCAAATCAAAATGGATAACAACTATCAAGTAGATATTAATGCAAATGTAACTAATGGTTCTTCTCGTATGGGTGGTAAATTTGGTGAAACAATTGCTAGACAGCTTAATAAAAGCAATGAAAAAACTAAAGCACGACGTGATGCTTGGTCTAAGAAAAACCCACAACAAGCTAAATACATGCATGACCGTGGTAAATCAATCATTACGCCAGGTGAACGAGCAGTTAAAGCTGGTGTAGGAGTTGCTATGGGAGCAGCTGGTGCTGTAGCATCAAATGCTATTAAAACTTCTTTAAACAAGAAAGTCAATGACAAACTTGATGAAGAAGGTGTCACAAATAAGTATGAACGAGACATGATCAACTCAACAGTTAATGGAGCAGTAACTTCTGCAACTAAAACTATTCCGCAAGGAATTAAAACTATGCGTGGTGGTTCTCGTCTTGGTGCAATTGGTCAAGGACTTATTGGTCGTGTTTATGACAAAAACTCTGAAATCTTTGTTAATGGTTTGTCACCAGAACAGTTATCAATCCTGTTGAAAATCATTCCAGAGACAGACATGGATGCTTTACATGAAGCTATTCCTGGTTCAGAAGGTCATGAACTTGCTTATATTCCAGTACAAACATTGAATACAATGGGGTTATAATATGAGCAAATATGATTATACAGTAGATATCAATAATGAATTGGTAGAAGAAGGACGTCAAGGTAGTTCTAAAACTAGATTACTAGTAGGAGCTGCAGCAGGTGGACTTGCTGTTAATGCTCTTGCAGGTGGTGCTAGTAAGGTCGACAAACATATTGAAAGTGAATTTCATCATCCTGACAACCGTCAAGGTGGTTTTGGAGACTTCTTAGGTGGCATCAGGGGAATTGACCCAATTGCTGGCTTTAAAGGTGACTACAGTGGAGCTAAACAAGCATCTAAGTCTAGTAACTATCTTAAAGCAAATAAGAGTAGAGCCAACAACTTAAATGTTGACTTGAACCCAAGTGGTACCTTAGGTGGACCTACTACACAACAAGACTGGAAAGATGCTGACCAAATGACTAACTTAGCTCAAACTGGTCAACGTCGTAGATTGCAAACTAATACTGGTCGTACTGCTACACAAGGACAAGCTAATGTAGATAATGCAAACATTCAATCACAAGTAGGTGCACAAAATGCACTAAATAATTACAATTCTACTAGTACATTGAATAATACAAATATACAAAATGCACAACTTGGCTTTGATTCTACAAATTATAGAAACACTGCCAATAGTAATATCGCAAGTAATAACTACGATTCTACTACTGCCCAAAATTCTGCTAAAGCTGCTGGAGCTATGAACTCTGCAGGTGTTGATATGTTTAAACAAGTCGCATCTGCTTATGATCCAAATGCTGTTGGTACAGATGGTGTTGCTGGTGGAGCATTACCAGACATTACTTCTGCTCTTGAGAAAGGTGCAAATGCACAAACTCAACTTGCACAATCTAATGCTAATGCTCTTGGTACACGTAACTCTGCATACAACTTGGCAGAATCAAGTAATGCTGTAGCCTATGGTGGAATGAATAGTGATATCCAAAGTGCTAATACTGGTACAGCTAAAGCATACGGAACTATGAATTCTATAAATAGTGCTCACAACACATACTTAGCTAATGCTCAAACAGGTGCTATCCAAGGTAATCTTAACAATGCCTTGCAAGGATATGACCTTGATGATTCATATAACTATGGTAAATAATAGTTATAACTAATAATATACTTATGAGGAGAGTTCATAATGATTGAAACTTATTTTGAAAACGCAAATTCTACCATCGAGAAACTACACTCGATGTTTGATAGAATGATTAGCACAGCAGACTCTATTAGCTTAGAGTTTGTCTCAGATGAAGACTCTGTAGAGGTAGACATTGATGCTGCTTCTTCAGACAATTCACGATTCCAAGCAGCTTGTGTGGCTGCTAAAGAAGCACTTAATGATATTCAAACTGGTATCACACAAACTAAGAACCGGTTTGATACATTATCAAGCACAGTTTCTAGACGTAAAGCACAATTAGAGTTTGTTGATAATTCAATGGCTAAAATTGCTGCTGCTGAAACCTCTAAAAATGCTGATGAACTTATTGACGAAGTTACATCTCCTAAGAAAGACTTTGCTGCTCTTAAAGCACAATATCCAGACTTTACAGATGAACAAATCAATATTCTACTAAATGCAGGAGGTAAATAATTATGCCTAGTTACTTAACATCAAAAACATTTCCACAAAAATTACAACTTACACCAGATGAAATTTATGACATCATCAATGCGCCAATGAAAGAAATGGAAAAATCTGACTTACTCAGTAATGACCAATCTATGATTGACTTAATTGTTGAAACTATGCCACCTAACTTATCAATGGAACTTTCTCGTGACATTAGTAAAATTCGTGACTTATTCCAACAACTTGTTGAAGATGATGAACGTTATGCTAAACTTGTAAAAGAAGCAGCATCTCGTGTAGGCTCAGTACGTGAAGCTACTAGAGAAGAAGAAGATGAAGCACAGCAAAAACTTCGCGAAAGTGAAAATATGCAGAAGAAAGCTGAGGAATTACTGGAGAATGCTCGTAAAGCACGGGAGGGTAAATGATGAACCCAAGATTAGACAGTAAATTTCGTGAAGAACTTCGCCACATGACTCCGAAGACTGCTTTGCTTACACACTTAATGGACTATTGGACATCAGAAATCAAGCCCAACTTAGACGATTTTTCCACTATTGGCAAGGAAGTCAAGGTTGTAGGAAACAACACTGAAGATTACATCATCCTACATGATGATGGTGTAGTCTTAATTGGGCAAATTGATTACTGCCACTATGGTCCCTTCAATGGATTCTCAAGTGGACCTCTTACTCCTCGTCAATTGAGTATTGGTATTGATGTACTCAACAATCCTCGTATTATTCAGTTGATGAATCAGCAAGAAAAACGTAACAAGAAACGAGTAATTGCAACTACTCTTCCTATAGATTCTATTAATGTTGTAACACGTACGATTATTTCAGGTAACTACAGTTTTCCTATTTCAAATGTTGAAATTGATCAAGATTCTAAAACATTCATTATCAAAACATTGAAATCACGAGACAACAAACTTTACCAAGATTATCAATTAATTGAAAATATTATGCCTAAGGAGATTATTATAGATGAATCCCACAATAGACTTTCTAGTGTCGATTCAGGAGAGTTACAAAATTCCGCTAACAGCATCGGAAATGACCCTACTGAAGACACTCATTCAAAAGACTGATTCTCCTAAAATATTTGACGCACCAGAAGAGTTTGAATTCTTAATTGGAACAGCTGGTGTGGGATATGCTAAAATAAAACAAAGTAGTGATAAAGGACTATTTGAAGAAGCTCCTCTATCTGGAGTAACTCGTGATGGTTGGGCAAAAACCGGTGGAAAATATAGTTCACCACTTAATGTTGCAACATCATTGTCTTATTTCTACAATTACTTGAAATACAAGTATGAACAACCTATTTTAGATGTAAGTCCCTATGGTCATCTTCCTAATCATCCTTTAAATTTGTTTATAAAGAACAACAGCCCCATTGTTAATATTCTACCTGAAGTCATTACTGACTATGTAGAGTATAATAAGTGGTCAATTCTTACAGTGGATAAAACTTACAAAGCATACATTCCTGTGGAAGATACTAGTAGGAAGGATATAATGGACATCGAATGACATTTTTAGAAACTGATGCCAGAGAAGTCATTGAAACTTTTACAAATCAGAATCTACATAGATTTTATAATATGCTTCCAACTATGATTACTTGGGAGTGTGCTAACAAAGACCCAGACTATAGATTATCTTCAATGCAAGTTGAAAAGAATTTACGACTAGGTACAGGTCTTTGTGTACTAGGTAGAGATATTGCAAATAACTTTACTTACTTATCTGACAACTTAACTCGCCCATTTCCTGGTATTGTCCCTCTTTGTGAGTGGAAACCAGAAAATATGACAATCGCTGGTGCAGAAAACCCAGGTGCACCTCTTATCATTGTGACAAATCAAACTCCAATGATATCTCAAAGACTAGCTATGGATATTAGACGTGGTATCATATCAGGTCTATCTTCTGACCTTGCAGCTATTAGAATTGCAAGTGAAGAAATTGGAACTTTACAGTACTTACGTTATGCTAATGCAACTCAATTGAACAGACAAGCATTTATCTCTGGTCCATCCAAAGAAGCAGTTCGTGATACTCAAGAACAAATTCAAAGTTTATCTCCATTTGTAGGAATTGTAACTACTGATGAAACATCTACTAATGCTAGCAATTTTGTAGAAGGCTCAATTACATCTCAGTCAATCAACAGTGTTGACAGAATGCAATCCTTTACGCAACAAATGGACTCAATTGAAAGAAACTTACTTACTCAGTTAGGTGTTCCTACAATGGAAACTTCTAATGAACGACGTGTTCAAGCAGAAGTTGAAGCACTTAAGTCTGAACCTCAAGTATATGCAGCAACTTATCAAAAACCTCGAGAAGAATCAGCTCGTCTTATTCTAGAATCTGAAGGTTACGAAGTTAAGCCTGTATTTACAATGTCATGGCAACAACCAATGTATCCAGGTAGCTCTGCTCTTATGGGACTTGGTCAGTTACCAATGAATCCAGTTCAATAGAAAAAGGGTATTATGACACTAATAATTGCTGGTAGAGACCCAACGTCATTACTAGAATATCTAGAGAAAGGAGAAATTTCATGAACAAGTTTGATTTTACAGTTTATGCAAAAATCAAAGCTAAACGTGATGAAGCAGTGAAAGATTTGCGAAAAATTAACTTATCAACAGATAAGTCTGTGGATAGAACTGCTGAAATCTCTGCTATTACTAGCTTAATTTCTGCACTTAATGCTCAACTGCAGGAGATTGTATATGGCTAATTTAGATTACTCTGTAGATATACAAGGAATAATGACAAAGGATGCTTTGAGTAGAGAAGGTGCCACACTATCTGGCATTGCTCAAGCAGGTAAAGCAGCTTACAAAAAGACACCCGAAATGTTAAATAAAGCCAAAGGAATGGCTTATGAAAATGTTCCATTTGCTAAAAAAGTAGGTAACTTATCAAAATCTAAAGTAGGCTTAGGAGCAGGTATGACAGCTTTGGCTGTTGCACCTGTTGCTATTAGTGCTGCTGATTCTGCAACAAGAGTCAGCGATTATGCACCTTATGCTGGAGCATCACAGCCTATGCAAACTGACATTTCTGCATTAACAAACAATAATACAAACGATGCATACTCTGTAAATACCTCTGGTATTACAAATGCAACTTATCACTAAAATAATAGGAGAAATTCAATAATGAACGAATTTGAACAAGGTGTTGAATACACTGATGACAACTTAGTAACTATGGTCCAAGAAGACCAAGCTGCAGTGGAAGCTGCTGCTGGTGGAACTGATAAAGACTTCGTAGCAGACACAACTGAAGGAGCTAATCCAGAAGGACTCATCGACGAAGATGGTGAAGTAATTCCTGAAGGTGGAGCTCGTGAAGGTGGAGTAGTAGGCGACTATGCTAAAGCTCAAGGTAAAGCACAAGTAAATGGTGCTATCCACCCATTGAAATCTAAACGTGCTAAAGCCCAAACTAAAGAAGACCGTTATGCTAATGGGGAAAACGTTGTAAGTCGTAATGTACGCCCTTACTCTACTTCAGAACTTAACAAACAAGCTGACCTTGTAAGTAAGAAACCTGGCTATGGTCGTGAAGGTGCAAGTGAAGTAATGGCTCTTGGTGCTAATGGTCGTCCAATTCTTGACGTAACACCTAAAGCTGGTATGTCAGGTAAAGCTAAAGCAGGTATTGCTGCTGGTATTGGCGCTGCTGCTGCAGGAGTTGGAGCTGCTGCTTATGCTAAACGCAAACGTGATGAACGTAAAGGCGGAGATGAAGAAATGATTGAAGAACCATTTGTAGAATCAGCACCAGTAGACTTTAGTGACCCAGTTGAAGCTAACTATGGATCTATTCAAGCCGCTGTCGGTTACGCAATGCAAGACCACCGTTTATAAGAATTATTAATATAGAATAATGTTTAATATAATTATACGTAAAGCCTAGAAACTTAACCTCAGGATAACCGTCTAATTATATATAATTTAAGGAGAAAATTAAATGCCATCAATTTCATCAATCGGAGCTGGTTCACAAGCTTCTATCGCACATTCAACTGCTAATGCAAACATCCAATCAGACTGGACTGATGCATTGTTAATGACACAACATAGCAAACTCTATGTTGACTATGGTTCAAACATGAACCCATTGTCTGACTTCGTTACTCACAACGATACTCAATTCGGTGGTTTCATCCAAATGTTCGGTCTTAACTTGGCTACTGCTCACTACGCAAACAGCCCATCTAAGATCCGTGACGTAAACCCTGCTGTCCTTGAATCTCCAAGTATCATTGCAGAAATCGTTAAGAAAGAACGTTCTGCTAAATTCTTGCTTTCAATCGACGAATCAGAAGTTATCAAAATCAACTCTTCACCAGCTGAAGAAGCTGCCTTCATTGAAGCCAACGTTGCTAACTTGTACAAATCTAACTCATATGACGAATACTTCCACCTTGGTGGTATCTTGCTTGAGTCTGTAACTGGTCACGTATTCAACGTACAACTTATCAAAGATCCAGCTAAATCTGATGCTGTTGCATTCAAACAAGTAGCTAAATCACTTAATGTGGCTGCTGCTGAAATGCTCTTGCCAACTGCAAACTACAACCCTTACGGACGTATTGTTGCAACTGACTCTGTTGATAACCTCCGCTTCATCACTACACCTGGTACTCAATTTGAAGTTAATGCTTGGCTTGCTGACCGTTACCACAAAACACTTGTTGACATGGGTGTCCAAACTACATTGGTTACTGAAGACCTCTTCGCTGAACGTTGGATCTATGCTACTGCACACACTGCAACTGCACAAGACTTCACTGTTCAAGCTGACAGTACTCGTTGGTTAGACCCATTCACATTCGCTGTTAATGATGTTATCCCTGCTGGTTCATACGCTATGCCAGGTGCTGAAGGAGCTGTCCCAGTTGTTTCAGAAGCTGATGCTAAACGTTTCGTAGGAGCATTGTTAGACGAACGTGCATTTGGTCTCCGTGACCGTATCCCTGCTGCATTGTACCCAGAACGTTCAAATCGTGGTTTGGTATCAAACATCTGGTTGCAAGTACGTCAATGGGCTTACTCAACAGGTCTTGTTAATACTCTTGCATTCTATGCAGAGTTGGATGCAGAACCTAAACTTACAGGTGCGGGTACATGGGTAGACGGTACAGATAATCGTACTATCTTGTTCGATGCATCTGCTGTATCTGGTGTTAAAGTAGGTGACTACGTAACATTCACAGTTGATAGTAAAGAAGTTGTCGGCTCAGTAGCTAAAGTTGACGGTGCCAACTCTTACGCTACAGTAGCAATTGGTCTTAACAAATAGACCTAAAAGAGCTTAGGCTCTTTTATCAGCATATGACAACTCTCCTGTCATGTGTTGGTAAAAGAGCCTATTTTCTTAATATTACATTTTAAGGAGAAATAAATATGACATATAGCCCATTTGAGTCATTGAACTCAGACAGAATTACAGATACAAAAGAGGCTGCTGACTATCTTATTGCAGATGTCTTAAACCGCCCTGTAACTTATCCAGAATTTGATAGCAAAGGCAATCCAATTCCAAGTTATCTAGGTCGTGTTTCAGATAAAATTGTAAATGGTCAGGACCGTGCAGTTAAAGTGAAAGGAATGAAATAATGAATAGATTAGATTATCATGTTGACATCACCAACAAAATCGAAAAATGTGATGGTCGTGAAGGAGCCCGTCAAGGTGCTTTAGGTGATGTTAAAGATCAAATGATGATTGCTCAACAACAAGCAATGGCTAAACAAAAAGCTGAAGCTCAACAGCAAGCTCAAATTTCTACCATTCGTGCAACACAAGCTGCACAAGATATTCCTGTAATCAATCAACAAGAACAACAAATTAATGTTCTTACTCAATCATTGCAAGATGCTCAATCACAAAATATGCAATTACAAGGTGCAGTTCAAGAAGCTACTGCAGTAGCACAAGATGCTCAAGCACAAGCTGACCAAGCTGCCAATGTTATTAATACAGCTAATGTATTGACACAAATGCAAGCAGAGAACCCAGACTCTCCAGTTATCTTGGCTGCTGCCAATGATGCTACAGGAGAGTAGATAAGGAGACTTATGGATACTCAATCTTTACTTAAAAGAGACGATAATATCTTTGCTACAACTGGTCTCATTATGAATGAGTTTCAAGACCCTGATGCTCACAGAAGTGTCTATGAGCGTCATTGTGGTAGGCTTGGTGGGGGCTATGCAGGAAGTGGTAGTGTAACAACTTACGCTACTGAAGCAAGTCCTTGTCAAGACATTATTGATTTCGTTATGAAAGGTGGCATGTAATATGTCATCTGGAGAGAAACTATAAGAAAGAAATAAAGAAGGAAATTAATGTTGATTACAGCAGCAGGTAAAATAGGTGCAGGTAAAAGTGCACTAACTGCCATGTTGGCAGATGTTTTAGATACAAAAGCTATATATGAACCAATTGATGACAACCCTCTTCTAGAGAAATTCTATGAAGATAAAGATACTTATGGGTTTGTATTTCAAATAGACATGATTAGTCGTAGATTTGAATTGATTCAACAAGCATTACTACAAAATAATTCAGTACTTGATAGATCTATCTTGGAAGATTCAATCTTCTTAGACCAACTATTTCTTGAAGGACATGTGAATAAATATGAACATAGAGCTTATCACAAATTACTCGACAGAATGATGTTAGAACTAGATGTTCTACCAAAGAAACGACCAGATCTTCTTGTTTATATTGATGTCCCCTTTGATAAGGAAATTGAGCGTATCAATAAAAGAGCAAGAGCATTTGAGAAAGTATCAGAAGGGACAGAACTCTGGGATTATTTTGCAATGCATTCTAAAATGTATGACAAATGGATAAACGAATTTAACGAGTGTCCAGTCTATACAATTGATGCAATGAAATATGACTATGTCGAAAACGAACAAGACCGTATCGAAGTTCTTGAAAACATTGTTGCTAAACTTGTAACAATTGGAGCATTAAGCTTTAAAGAAGCCACACTTGCATACTGTAAAATAAATAATGCAGCACCTACAATTGTAGCAATAACTTTATATAACAAAATTCAGAAATTGCTTGACGGCAAATATGAATATCACAACTTGGCTAATCTATATGACTTGAACATTCAAACCATAGATAGCTTACAAGAACTCATTAGAAAAGAAAACGAAGGTAATAAATGTTCAGTCATATCAAACACATAACAAAGCATGAAGTCGCAAATAATATCAAACAATTATTCACACTAAGATATTACAAAGATGGTTTATCAGGATGGACACCACAATCAAGAATTTTGTGGTTAATTGGTCTTGCAGTAATCTTTGTAACTGCTGCTCCACATGGGTTTGATTCTATCAATGTAATTGCTACATTGGGAGGTATGATTGGCTTTACTTGTACAATGACTATTACTAATGGTAAATCAGTCAACGGTATCTTAGGTTTTATTAGTGCGATTCTTATATCAACAGTAGCTATCCATTCAGGTAACTACGCTGATGTATCAATGCAATCAATGTATATCTTATTCTTAGACTTACCAATTATGTTATTTGGTAACCAATGGTCTCAAGCTAAGATTAAAGCATTTGATATGAACGCTGTAAAACTTATTCTTGCTGTTGCTATCATTGGTTTCAGTCTTATGTATGTATTAGATACAAGCGTATTTCTTAGTCCACGTCCAATGATTGACTCAATATCAGCTACAACAGGTTTTGTTGGATTATTCTTGATGTTGGGTAAATACAGAGCTCAATATGTAGCATGGATGCTTGGTTCTGTTATCTCCATTACATTGTGGTTAATGACTGCTTTGCAAGGCGATGCAAACTGGGTAATGTTTGCTACATATTGTGTATACATGTCATCATCACTGATTGGAATGTTCTGGTCAGTATGGTCACATCCAGAAAAGGTAAACTAAATGTTCGATAAAGATGCAATCAAAAAGGACATGCTTAAACTAGCAGAACAATTTGAAGGACATCCTGTTGACTATGATGCAAAGGATGGTCCTCAATGTGCTGACTTTTCTGCATTCCTTATTAAAAATACTACTGGTAAAACTATCTGGGGTAATGCAATTGAAACAGATAACAAAGAAAATATCAACATTATCAATGAAAACCCAAATGTTGAAGCCAAACATGTTGACCCACATGAAATTGCTGAAGGTGACTTGTTAGTCGAATCTAATAGTAACCCGAAGGTCGGTCACGTTTCTCTTATTGATAAAATTCATGACGATGGTACAGTAACTGTCTATGAACAAAACTTGGATGGTGATGCTACCGGCCCAAACCCACTGGGTGTACAAAAGCATACTAGAAAGTTAGCTGACTTTGATGGCTGGGGTAGAGTAATGGGTGCATTACGTATCGAAGCTATACCTGAAGAGAAACAATGGGTACGCAACCCTAATTCTCGTCGTAACGGGCAACTGCAACGTGCGGGTAGCCGACAAGGTGGAGCCTATTCTAGTATCACTAGTCTATATGAACAGTTAGGTATGACGTTTAAGTAATCAGGCGGTTATTCTATGATTAAGTTCATAGATAAGCGGTATAATTATATTAAAAGAGATACTATAAAATTAAATAGAAAGGAATATAATGTGTGATAAAATAGATGGCTGGAACCCAGCCGACATTGAAGCAGGTGGTAATGGAATTGAAGGCTATCAAGCCATGAATGGTATGTATGATTTAACTCATTCAGAAGATAGTGCTCGTGAAGGAGGTATGTTTCGTAAAGCTAAACATCCTATTCCACAAATACAAGCTGATGAAGATGAGTATATGGACGACTTTAAAGCTTATGAAGACTTTATGTCTAATAACGAAAGTGAAGACTCAGAAGGTGGTGCCCGTGAGGGTGGTTTCATTAAAGATGCCACAACTGTTGACTCTAACTCAACTGGTGTAGCTGATACAGTCAAGAAAGGTGTAGATGCTATTGGAATCGGTAAGATTCCATTTGTAGGCGGAGCTGCTAAATTCATTGCTGGCGATGTGGTAGGTGGACTTGCTGATGATGCAGTAAATGTTGTAGGACATGGTACTGCTGCAGCTGCAGATGCTATCAAAGGAGATACATCAAAGGCTGCTGGTCAACTTAAATCTGCTGCTATGCCTGCTTTCAACTTAGGTCTTACTGCTGCTACTGCTGGTGCAGGTGGAGCATTAGCTAAAGGTGGAGCTAAAGCTGCTGGTGCAGCTATGGCTAAGACTGCTGCTAAAGAACCACTTACATTAGTACAAGCTGGTATGTCTGGCTTACAAGACATTCAAGATAGAAATATTGATCAAAATAATTTACAAGACAATTTAAACTAAAGGAGTCATTATGGTAACAAAATATCAAGTTAAAGATGCTTTGAGAACTAACAAACAAAAAGTAGAAGCAGAACTTAAATATAATCAAACTTTTATTGCACAACCAGGTTTAGTAATCTCAGAAGAAACACTTAAGTTTATTCAAGATGAAATTAAGGCAATGCAAGACTACTCTAAAGCATTGGGCAATCTCATTGTAGATATTAATACTTCAGACTTTAAAGAGTCAAATAAAGATACTATTAAAGATCCAATTAAAGTAACTAGTGTTATTATCACTCCAGATACAGCTACAATTAAAATAGGTGAAACAACTAAACTTAACTCTACAGTATTGCCTGATAATGCTGACAACAAAGAAGTAACATTCAAATCTTCAAATGAAGCAGTTGCTACAGTAGATGGTACTGGTCTTGTAACTGGTGTTTCTAATGGAGAAGCTGACATCACAGTAACAACTACGGATGGTAGCTTTACTAAAACAGCTAAGATTACTGTGAATACAGCAGTATAATAACAAGGAGTAAACTATGGTCAATGTAATTGGAGGTAATGGTTTCTTCCCATTTGGTGGTGCATCTAACCTAGGTACTGGTTATATGTCACAGCCTCTTGAGGGAAATCAAGGACCTCATGAACATCTGGCCCATCGTAGATACGAAACTCGTATGACTACGAGAGACTTACTACTTGGGCTTTCAGACTATCCTGATAATAGATTATATGTTCCTACTGAAGAACTCTTAGATGAAGTATTTGACCAACTTATCGAGATTACTAGAATTAAACCTCTAGTAGTCTTCAATGATAAAGAAATGGACTCACAACTTACATATAAGATTATGGAAGACATATTTGTATTGACTGAAGATAGAGAAATATTAAAAGACACAGCTGGTGCTTGGTTTAGAATGTTTGCAGCTACTTGGCATAGATATGCTGAGCTGGATGAACAGCATCTAAGACAAATATTCCAAGGTATTTACCGTGATCACGATAGTACTAGTAATGCACAAAGTAGCTCTAGTGGCGGTAGTACAAGTACTTCTGAAAATACAAGCAAGAACCAATCAACTAATGATGGGCAATCAGATTCTGATAGTAAGTCAGATTCTGCTTCTGTTGGTACTACTGACTCTGATGCGAAGAACATATTAAGTACTATGCCTCAAGACAAAGTATTTATTAAGGGCGACCCATTAGTACAGGATGTAGAGTATGCAGATAATGTAACAATGAATACAAGCCAGGGTAGAGATAACTCTAGTCAGAAATCATCTAACTTATCAGCATCACATGACTGGTCTTGGAATGGTAGTAGTTCTGGCTCGTATGGTCGCAATGTAGGCTCTAATACTAGTCATAGTAACAACCAATCTCATTCTCAAGGTATGTCACAATCAGTTTATAACACTTATAGACAATGGCACGACAGCTCTCTTGATATGACAGGTGGTATGTATTACCAACTAGTACGTGCTGGGCTTTGGTCTATGTTCTGTTAATCTTGCGGTTAATCTAAGATTAAGTTCCTTGATTATCCGTATAATTATATTAAAAGATATGGAGAAATTCAATGTCAATTATAGATCCTATTGCAGGACAATCTAAGATAACAACAAGTATAAATAATAAAGACAGAGGTTTTAATGTGGAAATGGAGATAAGTGGACTTCCTACTACTAATCTTATTCCATTTAATACTAAAGAAGAAAATACACTTAATGGTGTATATAATTTGTCTTTAGCAGATACAGATAAATAGGAGAGAAAATGCCTCAAGTAACAACAACTTATACTGGACAAGGCGTCAATGGATCAATGCAACCAATTGCAAATACTGGAGTAAAATCTATGAACAATGGTTGGTTGCCAGCAATGCTTAACTCAGTTCATACAAACCCTATTGCAGCATCTAAGTCAAAACGTTGGCTTAAAGAATTAGCTGTCATTGAAGATAACTTCTATGGAGATATCATTCAACAGTATAAAGCTGCATTCCCACGTGCTTACAAATTTGATGATGCCAACAAACCTGAGTTCGCTTCAGTTTGGAACCCTATCATAAATGTAAACACAACTCAATATGACTGGCAACGGTTATATGGTGTAGATATTGACGAATCAGAAATCAATAAAATTACACAAAATCAATCTGAAGTAAAAGACTTCACTAGTAATAATATTCAAGAAGCAATCAACGAAGCCAACATTGATGAACTATCTATGGTAGCTTCTGGAGTTGAGCAAACTGTTAATGGAGTAACCTCATGTGACCAAGATACAATCTTCATGGAACTTGCAAGCATTGTAGGTAAACACACAGGTTATGTAATCAACAACAGTTTTGTATCAAGTAATGATGTCGTAATTATGATATCTTATGATGACGCTGCACGACTTAAATCATTGCCTGCTCTTCGTTACATTGACAGAAGCGTACGTGATAAAGTTATTAGTCAATTTGTTGAAGTTCCATTTATTCCTGAAACATGGGTAACCAACAAAGAAGTAACAGTAACTCAAGACATGGTAGATAACAATGTACTACTTATGCCATTCAAGGTAGGAGATATTCTTCCTAAAGGTACTATTGTAGTAAACCATCAATTCTTTAAGACTGATGACATTAATGCTCCAGTACTTACTACTGAAGGTAAACGTCCAAATATCTTAGTATATGACAAACGTAATATCTTAGTAGGTATGCGTGCATATTCAGGAGACTGGAAAGGAATCGAAGGAGAAGAAGTTCTCTTCCATTCACAAGCCTTACTACGTGGTCTTGTATACCAACATTCAATTGTACGTAGCATGGCTGTAGGTTTCAGCAACATGTTCTTGGCAAATGCTTATAGATTTGATTATATTCCTAAATAATAGGAGGTAGACCGGAATGGTGTAGCTACGCTCGACTCGTAGCCTGGTCATAATTCTTTACAACAAAAGTAAAGAGTAAAAGAAAGGCTCAAGGAAAACATTATGATTATAAAGAAAAGAATCGTAACTTCTAGTAAGTATCATTCAAACAACCCAGTAAAACAATTCTCTAGCAATCCTATTGAAGCAGACATCAATGCTAGATTTTTGAATGCTAAAAACAATCCTGGAAGTAAACAAGTTGCGTTAGACTATGCTCATAAATTAGCTAAAGCTAATGAATCAGAGCATGAAGTATATGAAACACGTCAAGGTAACTTATGGAATGACGACAACATAGATATGAGGTAATAGAATGTCAGAAGCTATTTCAGGTAAATATTCATCTACTATGGAATATGGAGATGTATCAACAGAGGTAAAAGTAACATTTAACCCTGATATCCAACCATTCCCAGTAGACCCTAAAAATGAAACACCTAGCTATGACAATTCAATTACCAACATTCCACTAGGAATACCTAACTATGGCAAATTCTTGGGATATGGAGAATGGCTTACTGGTGTAGAAGATGAAGACAAAACACTAATTGATAGACTTGTAAGTAAAGATACTTCATTTGCTAATATTCTTTCTAAGTACATGATTAGTGACAACTATTTAGTTCAACTAAGAAAAGGACTTACTCAATATGAAGATGTACGTTACGGAGCATTGTTTGACTCAATGTTAAAGAACAATATCTTTGTAGATGATATGAATGGTCATTTAGTAAATGGTTATAATAGACCAGGTCTAGTTAAAATGTCTATAAGTGACTTTATTCAATTCTTAGTAAATATGAGAGTTTGGAGATATAACTTACTAGACAACCCTCTATCATTTAGAAAGTATATGGCAATTGTAGCCTCAATTTTAGGTAACATGCAGTTACCAATTGACTTTCCAGTTCTTATTGATAGACTTACAACTGTTAAAGCAACAAATGCTATTTCAGCATCAGTTCCTTATTCAACTTCAAATAGTGATGCTATTGGTTGGGTAACTCAATCTAGTAATTCAGGTTATGGGACTGCTACTATTCAAAATAAAGTATCAAAGACTAATGTAAGAACTAGTCAACTTATAGCTAACCTTGTAAGACCAACTGGCACACAAGACGATTTACTAGTAACTCCAGGTTCACGTAGTATCAATATTACTAAGTGTGGTGGAGTTACAACAAATGTATATCTTGGCTATCAATTAGACAGAGTAACTGGTACTAGATTAGCATCAGCAACAACTTATCCTAAAGAAGACAAACCTCTATTTGGTTCAGATGTTTGGGGCAAAGATGGCTCTGCTAACAATGAAGTAAAAGACAAACCAAAACCAGTAACAAAAGACTATTTCATTGTCTATGTTATGTCTGGTTATGTAGAACATGCAGTTATCTTCGACTGCTCAGATCCAACTTATAAAGTTGTGGAAGACGATATTACTATGAATTTCCCACCTGACTTTATTTCTTTATTGGAACCTAAAACAAAGATATTCAGAGATGCTTACCAGTATTATGTCAATGAAAAAGAAAATACTTGGAAAACATTTCCTATTCAAAAAATGTTTGATAGCATGGGCAAAGTAGTAGAAGCATTTACTATTCTCGACTGTAATTTAGATGAGCCAAGAGCTAACACAATTGATGAAAACTCTCCTAGAATTAATGTCAATTATGGCTATAATCAATACTTCAAAATGTACAGTTATGCTAAACAAGCAACAATGCTTAATGTAATGCCTGCTTATGGTGTAACATTTAATAAAGCTTACTACTACAATCCTCGTGATTTCTTGACTCTTCAAGATTATGATGAAGCTTGTATTCCTATTCATGGTTCATTTATGCCATCTCATTTACGTTGGTATCAATCAGACGTACAAAGACCTTGGTATTCTAGAGGTAGAGATGTATATAGCTATAATGGTGGTTATACAGGTGGCTATCTTGGAGGACCTGGCTGGTATGGCGGATGGTGGGACTCACTCTGGGGTGTACCTAGTTTATACCTTGGATGGTACTCAGGTTTCTTCTGGTAAACTTTAACATTAAGATAATATAAATTATAATAAGAAAGGCTAATAATGGCTAAAAACAACTATAAACCTTCTAGAGAAGATAAGTTTAATAGAGCAAGAAATGACTATAACTATGGAAATGGTTTTAATTCTAGAGGATTGGCTCCAGCCTACTTAGGTGCTGACAGTTTACCTCAAGCAGTATCTGATGTCCACTGGTCTGAACATGGCTTAGCTAAACGTATTGATGATCTAGAACTTGAAGTAAATGATATTAATATCAACATTAGTAATGACCAAATTAATGAAGATCAAGTAATCAATGACATTGGTCAACTTACTATTGGTGGTGGAGAAAGTCTTACTAACTACTCTGGCTACTTAACAAAAGTACTAACTACTCGTCCTCGTATCTTTGCTGATAGCTTTGAAGATGAAACATATATGCAAGCTAATGATAGACTTCGTGGGTTTACTACAAACTATCAATGGATTGCTTACAATGAAGACAGCATCAATAGTAAAGGTAAACTTGACAAGCTAATTGACTATACTTTCATTACTGATACTCATGTAGAAGACAAAAGTAATTCTCGTTATGTATATAAAGGTCAAATCAGACTTCCACAACTTGGAACAATGAAACGTATCTTTGTTACACAAATTGGAAACAACATTGTTGTACGTTACTTATTATCAAGCACAATTCCTAATGGAGATGTTGTAGGATATACAGGTACAATTGTACGTGAAGAATATGACTTCAAAGGGAATCAAGTATCTAAAGCTAATGAGTCTATTGCTCATACTCCTTTAATTTTACTTGGTGCATTTAATGCAGATTCAAACGACGATTCAGACTATATTCAATATATTTCTACAGACTACAAACTCATTCAAAACTATGATAGTAATGACTTAATCATTGGCCCATTGCCTTCTGATGTTATTGACATGATTGACCCAGTTAATGAATTGGTATCTGACTCTAAAGTAGCATACATAATGACGTATGATAATAAAGGTCATTTAAAATTCCCACTTAAAGGTTTCACTCTTCTTGACGTTATCAAAGATGACATCTATAAAAAATCTGAAACTGACGAAGATTCTGATGAACCTATCATTGACAAAACAGGTAAAGCATCATTAGTAGAAGGCAAAGAGTATGCTAATCTTCATCGTAAGTTTGCTACTGTTGAGTTCACATTTGATTCTGAGCTTATGAAGAAATTTGTAAGCATCACTCCTCGTGTATCAACTAAACGTCTTAAAGTAGATAAGTTTGACCAACAAATGTGGAATGAAGGTGGGTTCTATACTGAAGTATATGATTCTGAAGTAGATGATACTACTAAAGATTATTTATACCCAGCAGCTTCTCACATCTTCTACATGGCTGATAGCTTGGCATGGCCTGATACTGATTGGTTTGCAGACACAATGTTTGAATACCACACAGATTCACCATCTCCATTCTCGTTCTTCCGTGAACGTGACTATATGGAATTTTCAAAGATTACTTTCAACTCTGGTATGCGTAAAATCTATCCAGAAATTCAACAAGACTTTGGAATTGGTGACGTGCCATTTACTATTGATTTTGACTGGTCTAAAGCAACAGAAGAAGTTACTGTTCACTTAGTAAAACCTTTCAAACTTATGCGTTATTTGCGTGAAAAGGGAAATAATACATTAGTTGGAGGTAAAGCAGTAGCAGTAAATACTCGTCTTGGGTACACTGTAACTCAAAACTCTGATGCTGTAATTGATGCTGCTAATACTAACATCTTGGCAGTCTACAATAAATTGGACTTTGTAATGCCTGTACATAAAGAAGCACATAACTATGTATCATTACAACCTAACTACAACAGCAATGCTTACTTACATCAGTTCGTAAGATATCAAGTTGTATCTCCAATGCCAAATGAAACTACAGGAAAATCTATCTTTGACAATGCTGACTCAGTAACTCGTCTTACATATTTTGATACTCGTGGTTCTCAAACAATTGACTTAACAAGTCTTACTGGTGCATTTATAAACAACAGTAACTTCGATGAACAGTTTGGAGATATTGTAGGTTCAGCTAATGCAGTGTCACCAGGAAGTACTAATGACTTCTTGTACAACTTGACTAACTCTCGTTTCATCTTTACTTCAAATGATAAATACAAAGATCTACCATTTATGTACACAAGTGAAGGAGCTTATGGTAGTACTTTGAACCATACTTTCATGTTGACTAATAATCAAGATAGTAAAGGTATGACTCAAATTCTTTGTGTAACAGAATCTAATGCAGACAATGTAGTATCAAGTTTGATGTTTAGACGTACAGTAAGAAAGTCAGGTAATGCTGTATCTGGAGTATCTGCATGGTTAGGTTCTGGTCACGTTCAATGGGTTCAAGAGTCTGGACTTACTACTCCTCCTTCTGGTAAAACAGGAAAAGACATCTTCCAAGTAATGAATACTACTGGTATCTATCACTTGGCTGAAGAAGTAACTCCTGTCACAGCATTCCCTAATACATCTCCTTCGACAGGCAACACTAACATTGGTGATTGGGCTGGACAATATGTAGGAACTGCTCAACCTAAGCATGCAGTATTTGCAAATGCTAAAGATGTAAGATTTGAAGTATACAATGCTAAGGATGGCTTACGCCATGTTATGCTTACAGTAACTGATGCATTAGGTAAGTCTATGACTTATCATAATGTGGCTAAAGCTACAGGTAAAACATCTGATGGTGTCAACCTTGATGCAACTGTAGACAATACTTCAGGTGGCTATACTTATGTATTAGACAAATGGTTGCCAGGAGCATATGTTGGTGATAATGACAACCCATTACCACCAGACCTTAATGTTGGAGACAAGGATAACTGGGGCGAAATCGCGTTATCTGAATTGATACGGTCACGGAAACCAGAGGGGTATGATTCGGCGTATCCAGACCTGCCGGCTAGGCTAGATCAACAAATCGGTAAAACCACTGATTTTAGGTCTTTTGAACAGGACAAATCGTTTATGACTAGGGTTTATAATGAATCAGCAGAACGAGGAGTGAATGTCAAATGGTTTGGAGCTAAAGGAGACGGAATAGCTAATGATACTAATTCTATACAAAATGCTATAAATCACGTAAACTCAATTGGCGGTGGGACTGTACTTATACCAATAGGCACGTACCTACATGATGGGTTGATTTCTTATACCGGCGTTTCTATTATTGGCGAAAGTTGGAAGAACACCTTACTCAAAAATATTAGCATAGATACGGATAGTATTTCTATTCAAGGGTCTGGGTATTTGTGGCCGGAACAATACAAGATAGCTAACCTACACCTTACATCTGACATTGTCGTAAAAGATATGCGTAAGGGTATAAACAACTATATAAACAGATTTTTCCGATATGAAAATCTTAAAATAACCAATCATGGTACTGGATTATATGAAAGAGGTTCGTGGTATTCAGAACACATTGGTATAAACATCTCAAATTGTGATATCGGTATAATGATTCCAGCATACTCTATCCCCGGAACGCCTAACAGTTTTACAGATTGCTCTATAATTTCTTGTCGTATAGGATTGTTAGTCGAACCAGGCGTGGATACCATTGTGTGGAGAGGTGGTCATATAGGCGGATGCTCTGAAAAAGCAATTTACTTAGATAGTACCAAAAGTTATAATATGCGAAATCTCTCATTTGATTCGGTTAATATAGAAGGTAACTTAGGTTCGGAAGATGTTACGATCGGTTACGCTTCAGGTGATAAAACTAATGGCTATATTCATAACGTCATTTTTACTAACTGTCGTTTTGCTCAATGGAATGTTATACCAAATAAAGTAGGAGTGGCGATAAATTATGGTTCTGAAATTATCACTCTGATAAATTGTTACTTTATCGGTTATACAACTTGTGTTGTTGACACCTCTACATTTGCAAATGGTCAAACGCTGATTGAAAACTGTGGTATGACTAACTCATCGAACGGGTTTAATCTTAGAGGTAACATCGGGGAATTTTCTTCTATAAACGGGCATTACCGGAAAAAGTATTTTTCATATCCAACGGCAATAGAAAATATTTCAAGTATTCTTACAGTTCACGACAATTCAGCGATACTGTTTGCGGAAAAAAATGGTAATAATGTTAAAATCGGTTTGAGTATTACCTCAGAAATTCCAGCATTTTCTGACCTTGTTATTTTTTCTAATAATGCTTACATGAGAGCATTGGATGTAGTTTTACCAGGTGGACAATATCCTTTATCTTCTTATTTTGCCTCCAAAAGAATAAAAAACAGAACTAAACTTCCGTCAGAAACATACTTGCTCATTGATTATTTTGTTAATTGACTCATACTGTGTGGTAGATGAGCAAAATAAGACTATTTGGTTTTGGCTGAGCAAGTCAAAAATGCGTGAATAGGGGTATCTCCAATGGTTGGATCAACAGCTGCATTCATTAGACTTCGTGCTAATGTTGCAATCACATCAGGTTCTGCATTTGGATGCTCATTCAGAGTTCCAATATAACCAATAGTTTAGGAGAAGATGAAAGTATATGAGAATACGAGATAGAGTATTGTCATACTGGTTTTGGGATGTATCTTTACAAATGCCATGGGAAAACATTCACTTTAAGAATACAAGAGATTATATCAAATTTTTAGAAAGGATATATTATGACAGATCATTTTATAACGCTGTCCACAACAGAGCTAATTAGCAATGCCGGTATTGTTAAATTGAGACATGCTGACGTGAATAGTCAAAACATTGTTGCTCAAATCGTAGAGAACGGTCAGCCTAAAAATTTTGAGGGCTTACAACCGTTCTTTTGTTTAATGGCGCAAGAAGTCACAGGACAAGGGGTAACAGAAGAAAGTGTCAGATCTTTTGATGCCAAAAAAGGAACATTGACCTATACCCCAAGCGATAATGCCTTACAATTTGTTGGACGAAATGAAGCATATTTTAGCTTTAGAAGTCAAGTTGGCGATCAATGGGTGGAGCAATTTTCAACTCGAACTTTCCATTATATCGTAGAGAAATCTATTTACTCACAACCTTTCAAAGACTCTAATTACTGGTGGACATTCAAAGAACTTTATCGAATTTTTAATCAGTATATTAAAGATGGTAAAAAGAGCTGGGAAGAGTTCGTGAAATCAACACGTGAAATTCTTGAATCGATTGACCCAGGTGGAGCTCTCTTAGCTAAAGTAATTGATGTTAAAAAATTGTTAATGAAAAAGTTCCAGCTGGTTTCAAGTTTGTTATAGAACATGATTCTGAATATCAACCAGAAGTTAAAGTAACTTCATACAAAAATGCAATTGGCACTGAAACTGATGGGTTTGGTACAGGTCCAAGTTTTGGTGGAGAAACAATCTACAATGTGCCCATTAGGTTGAGCTATGACCCACAAAAAGTCTATGTAGAAATGCCTATATCGTACCAACTTGCTGGGGAAGTTACCATTCCAGTTGATAATACTTTATTAATTATCAACGGTCCACAAGTCTTATGCTTTAATATGACAGGGGCAAAAATTACAAAAGGATATCTATTTGAAAATCAATAGAAATAGGAGAATAAAATGGCTAATATTAAAAAAATCTATCGTGGAATGCAAAACGGAGCAGAAACGATTAATGAGAATTTGGAAGCAATCAACGCTGAATTAATTAGTGGTGGAAATGTAGTTCATAAAACTGGTGACGAGTCAGTTGGCGGTAAAAAAACATTTACCGATGATATGACAGTGAAAAATATATCTGCCAGTGGTTCACTTACTTCTAAAATTGTTTCTACAAAAATGGATTCACCAGCAATCAAGCATACCTTTATAAGAACAGGGAATACGGTTACACTTACTACAGAAACCAAATCAGGTATTGCTCAAACTACCGCTTATTCTATTCCATCTGGGTATAGACCGTTCAATGATGGCACGAACCCTATTTATGAGCAGGTATTATCCGGTGGGAAAAGTGCAATCATTCGTTCTTCCAACGCAAAATGGCAACCTCGTAAATCTGCAGGATTAGATGGGAATTTATTTGGAACGACTAGTTGGCCGACAAACGATAGTTTCCCAGGTTAAAAGAAATGAAACAAATTGGAGTATCAATTATTAGAAAGTAGGGGTCTATGAAATTAAACAGCTCGTATTTTAGAAAGGATCTATTATGACAGATCATTTTATAACGCTGTCTACCACAGAGCTAATTAACAATGATTCTATTATTAAATTGAGACATGCTGACGTGAATAGTCAAGCCATTGTTGCTCAAATCGTAGAGAACGGTCAGCCCAAGAACTTTGAGGGCTTACAGCCATACTTTTGTTTAATGGCAAAAGAAACCACAGGGCAAGGGGTAACAGAAGAAAGTATCGTATCTTTTGATGCCAAAAAAGGAACATTGACCTATACCCCAAGCGATAATGCCTTGCAATTTGTTGGACGAAATGAAGCATATTTTAGCTTTAGAAGTCAAGTTGGCGATCAATGGGTGGAGCAATTTTCAACTCGAACTTTTCACTATATTGTGGAAAAATCTATATATTCTCAACCATTTAAAGATTCTAACTACTGGTGGACCTTTAAAGAGCTTTATCGAATCTTTAATCAGTATATTAAAGATGGTAAAAAGAGCTGGGAAGAGTTCGTGAAATCAACACGTGAAATTCTTGAATCGATTGACCCAGGTGGAGCTCTCTTAGCTAAAGTAATTGATATTAAAAAAATTGTTAATGAAAAAGTCCCAGCTGGTTTCAAGTTTGTTTTAGAACATGATTCTGAATATCAACCAGAAGTTAAAGTAACTTCATACAAAAATGCAATTGGCACTGAAACTGATGGATTTGGTACAGGTCCAAGTTTTGGTGGAGAAACAATCTACAATGTGCCCATTAGGTTGAGCTATGACCTACAAAAAGTCTATGTAGAAATGCCTATATCGTACCAACTTGCTGGGGAAGTTACCATTACAGTTGATAATACTTTATTAATTATCAACGGTCCACAAGTCTTATGCTTTAATATGACAGGGGCAAAAATTACAAAAGGGTATGCTTTTGTAAAATAATGAGAAGGAGAAATTAAATGGCTGAATTAACTAAAATTTATGAAGGAATAGATAATGGAGTTCAAATAACCGATGATAATTTTGGAAAAATTAATGCAGAGTTAACTTCGGGCGGAAATGTTGTTCATAAAACTGGTGACGAATCAATTGGAGGAAGAAAAACATTTACCACTGATATGACAGTGAAAAATATATCTGCCAGTGGTTCGCTTAGTTCTAAAATTGTTTCTAGAAAAATGGACACACCAGCAATCAAGCATACCTTTATAAGAACAGGGAATATGGTTACACTTACTACAGAAACCAAATCAGGTATTGCTCAAACTACCGCTTATTCTATTCCATCTGGGTATAGACCGTTCAATGATGGCACGAACCCTATTTATGAGCAGGTATTATCCGGTGGGAAAAGTGCAATCATTCGTTCTTCCAACGCAAAATGGCAACCTCGTGAATCTGCAGGATTAGATGGGAATTTATTTGGAACGATTAGATGGCCGACAAAAGATAGTTTCCCAGATAAATTTCCAATTAATCGGTATAAACTGTATGTTGGTCAAGATGGAGCAAAAGTAGGTAACGAATATTGGTTATTTGGTGGGTCATCACCAGACCATAACTCAACAGATTACATCCACAGGATTAATCCCACAGATTTTAGCGAGATTGGTTTAATCAAGCACAATCTTGGACATGCAAACGGCGTTGATTATCGCAATAATGCATTACTTGTCTATAATGGTAGTGCATTTCCACCAGAGATTAATTTATATAAAAACCCAGATAATACAAAGACTGAGTTAAAAATACAGGATTCTGCAAACACTCAGATTATATTTAAAGAAAGTAACAAGCTACTTCCTGGTGATGGATCTGCATGTTTTGGCATTGATAGAACGATTGTTTATTATGCTTATTCTACTGGCGGAACACAAATGGTAATATTAAAAATTTTACTAGGTCTTGGCAACAATGATTTATCTGATAAAACTATCGATAAGTCTGATAACCAACATTGGGGTAGTTTTGTAAGCGGCAAAAGCAGTGATGATTATAATGGCACTGCTCAAATAATTGCGTCTTATACTGGTGACATTTCAGGGAATAATCAGCCTCAAGGAATGGCGTTTGACGGCGATTTATATTTAGGCATATCTATTCAGGATCCAAAAGCTTATCAACTACAACTGTTTGATGAGGGTATATTTAAAGTCGTAGACATTTATAATGCAGAAATGACTGATAGTGGAAATAATGTTATTCCTTTAGAACCAGAAATTACACTTATAGATCCGACAAGACGACGCTTATTTATCGGCTCAACTGGTGGAGATAATAATAGTCTATCAAACTTAGCCGAATTTACTTTAGATTAAAGGCACTTTTAACAGCACTTTATGAATAACGCATTTAATTTAACTTAGTAGACTTTATATCTACTAAACAAATATAGGAGAAATAACTATGAGAATACGAGATAGAGTATTGTCATACTGGTTTTGGGATGTATCTTCACTATCTACAGTGGCTGTTATCACTGTCATATTTACTCAGTTCAATGACCCATTAGTTCATCTGGATCCTCGGGCTTCTGTTATGACATCAGTACCATTTTATATACTTGCAGTATCAACTGGAGTGTTTACATCGTGTATATTCACTTTCACACTACCTGGAAGTCATCAAAGGCAAAACATGTAGCAGTAATGATGCTTTCGGCTCTGTGGTCACTAATAGCATTTTCGTTAGTAACTTCAGACTTGCCAATCATAACTGTTAGAATGGTTATGTGTAGTTTGATGTGGATAGATATACTCTTCCACGCATGGATAGAACCAATTAGACGTGGAGGGGTCTTATGACAATAGATGATAATACAAAAGCTGTTATCCAAATACTTATAGGTACAGCAGGTGGATGGCTTGCTTCATGGCTAACATATAGGGGCAAACGTGGTGATAACAACAAAGATCTAATGACTACAGCCAATGAGAAGTGGTTAGATCGTATAGATGATTTAGAGGAAAAATTTGACAAAGTAGTTTCAGATAATGCTGAGATAACAAAACAATTGTCTGAGACCTTATTTGAGAATAGCAATCTTAGATCTAAGATTACAGAGCTAAACTCTGAAATCACAGGTCTTAGAGAAGACCTTGCTAGCTTAAGGACTGAGATGAAAGACGAAAGTTCAAGAAAGGACTATAATGACAATTAATCAAATCATGGAATTAATTCCAAAAATTCTTGACACATTAGTATTAATAGGTGTTGCATCTGGGGTGTCTATCCCATTGATTCAAAACCTACTAGCTAGTGTTAAGTCAAAGAAAATTAAACAAGTAGCTGACTGGGCACTTGAAACAGTTAAATGGGCAGATGTAAATTTCTCTCATTTAGAAGGTGCTGATAGACGTGCTAAAGCTATTGAAGAACTTGGTGGTATTATTAATAATACTTCCCAAAAATTCAATATGTCTACTACAGACATCGAACGTAAAATTGATGCTGCATACAAAGACTATAAAGGTTCAAACTTAGATTAAGGAGAATAAATAATGGTTGTATATGACAAAACATTTCAATTAGGAGCAGGCCAAGGAGCATCAGGTCAAGCTTCAAGACAATACATTATCATTCATGATACTGCAAATGATGATAACCAAGGAAGTAACTCTGCTTATAATGAAGCAAGTTTCATGCACAATAACTGGCAAAATGCATACACACATGCTATTGCTGGTTGGGATAAAGTATATATTGTAGGGGAACCTGGATATATTGCTTATGGTGCAGGTAGTCCAGCTAATGAACGCTCACCATTCCAAATCGAGTTGGCACACTACAGTGACCCAACAAAACAAAAACAATCTTATGCTAACTACATTAATGCTGTACGTGAGTATGCTAAGATCTTCAATATCCCACTTGCTCTTGATGGAGCAGGTAATGGTATCAAGTCTCATAAATGGGTATCTGATAACCTTTGGGGAGACCACCAAGATCCTTATGGCTACTTGGCTCGTATTGGTATTTCTAAAGCACAGTTGGCTGCTGACTTGGCTAATGGTGTAGGCTCAGATGCTGGTTCAACTCCAGCTCCAACACCTACTCCAACACCAACTCCAACACCAACTCCAAGCAAACCTGCTCAAAAGGTACCAACTAATGTAGTATATGGATTGCACCAAAAAGGTGGAGGTTGGCTAGGAGAAATCACTAACTTCAACAACAGCGAATCTAATGGGTTTGCTGGGTTGCCAAGTCATCAACATGACTTGCTCTATATGCGAGTAACTAATGGTGCATTGAAATACCGAGTACATACTATCGAAGATGGTTGGCTCGGTTGGGTAACAAATGGTAATAAGAATGATACTGTTAATGGATGTGCTGGTATTTCTGGTCACACTATTGATGGCGTACAAGCTTATTTCTACACACCTAGCGGTGAAGTATATCAACAAGCTCATTATCGGTCACAAACGGCTAAACGTTCAGGTTGGTTAGCTCCAGTAGTTGACGATTCAGACTTTGCAGGTATCTTTGGAGAACCTTTAGATAGATTGCAAGTAGCAATTAGTAATATAAACCCATTCTAAATGGTAAATTAAGCATGCCTTCGGGTGTGCTTTTTTTCGAGATACAATAGTTACTAATACTATAAGGAATAGAAATATTGCTTATAGAATCTAAACAGAACTTAGGAATGATTTAGCTTTAGTGTACTAAGGAAAGTTGAAAGAAAAGGTAGAAATTTACTACAGTTACAATCATACATGTATTAGAGGCCTACCCAGTTTGAGGAGAACCCTTTGAAAAAGACACTACTTACTATCGCAGTTGCAGTTGCAGCTATTGCAACTCCATCATTAGCTAATGCTGATTCAGCAAATCATACTGAAGAACAAAAGCAAAATGAAGCTTTGGTTGTTATCAATGGTAATCACAGAAATGGTGAAGACCGTAAGGTATCACTCAAAGCTAATGGTTTTGATTATGATGAAATTCAAAACATTGTAAACCAAATCATTTGGGGAACAACTGACGAATCAGTAAATAATGTTCCAGTACAAACCGAAACAACTCAACCTGTACAAGAACAATCTGCACCTGCAGAAGAAACACAGCCAGCTGCAGAAACTACAGCTCAACCAGAAGTTACACAACCAGCTCCAGCTACTACTGCTGGACTTGACTTGAATACTACATCTGGATCTGTTGATATCACAGCATTGGCTAACTATATGGCTTCAGCACATCCAGTAATGAGTGCTGGTCAATGGGCAAATGTTATCTCACGTGAATCAGGAGGTAGTTTAACTGCAACCAATGCTTCTAGTGAAGCTTATGGTGTGTTTCAATTGTTGGGCCACGGCGAATATCCTGGCATGACACTTGGTCAACAAATTGCTATGGCAAGTACATTGCCTGCATCTGCTTGGGCAGAAACTCTTTATTAAGAGTAGTATGAGGAATGCTTAATTGCAAACCTCATATAAATGGTTACTAGTATATAGTAGCTATCTATATGAGATTTGATAAAGTCTCAAAAGAAACTATCTAAGGAGAGATAGATAGGTATAAGGAGAAAATATGACAACATCACTTACGATAGATCCTAGTTTGCTATCAGAAGTAACAGTTTATAAAAATGTACCAGTATACTCACCAAACAAAGTGGTGTTCTTTAAGAATGCTACTGACAGGTCTGCATACTTTAACATGTTTGAAAAGATATCAGGTAATGTTATGAACTTCATGAGGTTTGACTCAGAAATGCGTTTTCAAATGCGGTATGAAGATGCCTGGGGGTACAACTACATTTCATTCAAAGATAGAAAAGATGGAATAGAAATATTTGCTTTCATTAATAACTACGATTATGTTAGACCAGATGTAACTAGATTTTCTATTCAGATTGACGTTATTACTACATTCTGTATGGGAGAATTTCTTGCTCCATTTAATAACTTACAAATTTCACGACAAATGATTACTAAGTCTGAGTATGCTTTAAATAGTCTTTATTACAAATCTCAGTCTTCAGATACTATCTCAGTACCATCTGGTATAGTAGGACAATCATCATATTTGTTTGATGATAAGAGATATGTAAGTACAACATCCCCAGTTGCTAGTCTATTTAGTAGTTCATACATAGTTGTATTCAGTATGACTGCAGATATTGAAGCAGACTTTGGTAAAATAGATGCTAATACTGGTCAAGGTACTCCACGTATAAGTGCATCACCTACAGTAACTTATGACTTGATTACATCAGCCAATGACTTACTAGTATGTGACTATGATAACTGGGTCAAGTTAATTTCAACTAACTTGAAAGACTATCCTTACATTTCTAAGAATATTCAGAAAGCTGTATTGCTTCCTAAAATGTTCTTTGTAGGTACACCAAACAATACAGTAACTGACAATGACTTTACTGAAGTTAAAGTAGGTAATAGAACAGGAAGTTGGATAGGTGGAGATAGAGCTAAAGTTTATAGATTTAAGACTAACAGAACCTCTCAAGAATTTGACTGGTTTTCTATCTCGTATGCAGATTTGTTAAATAACTCATTTGCAACTCCTATTGAAGAAGAGTTCTTTAGATCTCCTTACTTCTATATTGATACAACTGACTGGCATGGCCAAACAGTTCAATTAATGCCTGAGTTACTTAACAACATTACAAACACTGCCTCTACTGGTAAGTTACACTATCATTGTCAAATGGTGTTAGGCCACTTGAATTCATTTGGTATCTACCCTCTTGATTACAACTCATTTGGTAGAGAAGCTGGTCGATTCAACTATACACCAGCTGGTAATGAAGCAAGTGCTTCTGACCAAGCAGTCAAATCAGGTCAAGATAAAGGTGAATATCTTAACACAGCTATAATGTATTCTGACTTTAATGAAATTCCTGTACCATATGATAGCTTTAAACTTTCAGTTGCTGACAAAGCATATGCTAGAGACATGAATTATGCTGGTACTAATATGGGACAAGCAGATAGAGCTGCTGGTCGTAAGATTCCAGGTATTCGTGATGCACAGAATGATAGATATGTAAATAAGCTCAGAACATATTCTAATTCTGGTATGGAAGCTGCAAATCAAAGTATGCAAAAAGGTTTGCAAGACAGTGCTAATGGAGACATTGCTGGAATCTACAATGGAGCAAAACAAGCTTATATGGATAGACTTACTGCTAATGCAAATAATCTTACTGAAGCATCAGACTTCTGGACTAGCTTAGACAACTCACTTGATTCAGATAGATACTCAAATGGAGCAAATGGTTCAGCTGCTTCATCAACTACAGGTATGGCATTCAACATGAAGAATCGTACCTTTGGTATTGGTCTTAAATATAGAGGTCCAGTAAACCAATCTCAATATGACTATATTAAACGCTACTACAGAACAATGGGATATTTGTGTAACTACTCTGGCAAAGCACAAAGTCTATTCTCACATAAGTACATGAACTTCATTGCATGTTCAGGTAACTTTACATTGCCAAATATGGATCCAAACCTCATGGGTATGATTAGAGCTATTCTTGAATCAGGTGTTCAATTATGGCATTATCAACCAGGAGTTAAAGACCCATTCCAACAAGACTTACTATATAATGAAAGGATAGCATAATGTCACTAATTCCAAACGTTGCACTTCGTTGGTATACTTATCGGTATGCAAGAGGAAGTGTTTCATTTTCTCAAGATAGAAATCAACTAGCTAATACTAATAATAGAGGACCATGTTTCCCTACAGGAGCAATTGTAAGAGCTGTGTCAAATAAAATAGCAGGCAGTTCTATAAATGCTGGTGGTGTTTTAACCTCTCCAGCTCCTAACTTCTTTAGCTTTCAAACAGATATTCTTGCAAGTCTACCTGATATGGACATCGGAGAACCTATATCTAACCCTGACTATGAGGGTAGACAAAAAGGCGATGTTATTATATTAAGTAGTGAAAAGAGTACTGTAGATAAAAATGCTAGATATGATGCTGGTATGATGCTTGATGGCTATAATATGATTGCAGTTACTAATGTCTATGACCCAGTAGGTAAAGGTATTAGAATTGTAAACTTACATGACTATTATGCTTCAAGTGGAGCTCAGGGTATTGACTACTATAGAGCTAATATAGTAGAGCAATCCTTAGTTGAAACAGGCTTTGAAAAAGATTGGACAGGAGATTATCCAAAGTATTTATCTTATGCTGCAGCTTTGTATATTGCTTGCTATCTTGAATCACAAACACCAGCTAACATCATCGATGCAGGTAAATCAGAATGGCTTGATTATATGCAAACTAGTTGCTATGATCAAAAGTATGCTAATACTTTAGTAGACGAAGACCCAAAGAGTCAACGTGATGCATTTAAAATAGCATACGAAGATGCTAAAGGCTATGGTCTATTCAATTTACCAAATGGTAAAGATATGACTATTGAACAACAAATTAACACAGTATTAGAAAATATCAAACTTAGTAGCAACGGAATTACAAACTCTGGACTTAATAATGGGGGCGCAAAAGTTACTATTGGTCAGCGAAGAGTAGGTGATCCACAACTAAGAATGAGAATTGATTCTAAGGATGTAAAAAAACAAGAATCAGTAGTATCTGATGACCACCCTGCTCGTCAAGTTGACACTGAAGGTAATGCATTGCTTTATGTTGCAAATCAATATGTAGAATCAAATTCAATGCTTGTACCTCTTCATTTGCCTTCTTACTTTAAAGTAGGTGGAGGTAAACCACATAGTACTAGTAATAATACATCTCATAATGGTGGAATATCTCCATCAAGTCCTGCAGGAACTGGTAAGTTCATGAATGATGCAGTAAACTATGACTTTAAACTTACAATAGATAAAGTGGTAGACTGGATAATTTCAAATGGCTCAGTTGGTCGATTCAAAGCTTGGTGCAATAATGATAGAACTAAATGTAAACAAGTTCTTGAAGCAGTACAAGCTGCAGGTATGTCACCTGCTTGGTTTGCTGCTTATGAGTCTCAAGAAAATGGTAATGGTCGAGCTTCAGCAGATAGTGGTGGTACTTATGACTGGCTTAATGCCCGGTATGTAGGTGGCTCTCTATCTGGTGAACCTCCACTTACTGGAGACCCAGTACAAGATGCTGCTAACACAGCTAAGATTCTATTACCTCATGCTTCTTCAACTACACCAGCTGGTGGGTTTGGAGTAAATACTGAAGCAGCGGCAGCAGCTATGCAACAATTGCCTACTCCAAGTATAGGTAGACTTTATGTTGCAGCTACAGCAGCAGCAGCGGCAGAGCTAATTAATCAAGATATTGGATATGGTAAGCCAATGGCAGCATGTTCAGCAGTAATCGTAGCTATGGGAGGTACATTGTAATGGTTCAAGTTGTTCAGTTCTATATGGACAAATCAAATGGATATTACTATCCACAAGTATATGAAGACGGTCAAAAATCACCAATTACTTCTACTCCAAGTCCATCAGGAGATGGTTCAAGTTCATTGTCTGGAACACAACCTCCATCAGAAGCAACTCCAGGCAACTGTGACTTAAAAGGTAAAGCACTGGAAGCAGCTAAATGGTGTATGGACGCCAAGAACTGGAATGGTATCACTGACTACAACCACCCGGGGTTGGACGTAAGTGGTAGTGACGGACTAGGTCGAGGCAAAGTAAGAGGTTCAGCTCAATGTACTGACTTAGTTTGGGCATTTGTAGCTTATCTTGAAGGCACATTAGGAGTTGAAGGTGGAGATACTCCAGCATGGAATGTTGAAGCAGGTGTTCAATCTGTATTTGGCAACTATCCTGGATATGCAAACTGGAATACAGTTAGAATAAATAGTATTGATGACTTAAGACTTGGAGATGTAATTCGTGAAGAAGCAACTCCTGGCATGGGAGGTACTCATAGTGAAGTTGTAGCTAAGATTGACAAGGCTGCAGGTAAAGTTTACTATCTTACACAAAACCCAGACTCACCTGCTATTAATGAAGTATCAACACCAGTAACTGGACCAGTAAAAGGGTCTTGGGGAACAGATAAAATAGCATCAAGAATGCCAACTAAGTATATGAGCTAAGGAGAGAAAATGAAAAACGAAGTACCAGCATTTATTGCTGACTGGATTGATAAATATGATGTTTACGCATTATGCAACTTATATATGAATGGTTTTGCTTATGTAAATGATGACTTAGATAAAGGTACATATCTAGTAGTAGTTGATGAATTCTTTTATAATATTGAAAACTGGCTATCTTTACATGCGACTATTACAGGCTACAAGAAAGTTACTGACTTAATTGCTGATCTTAAAGTTATGGGTTATGAAAAAGAACGTAAGTTAGGAGTACTCAAATGATACTAGAAGTAAACTACTTTAAAGCAACATCAGGTAAGTGGAAACACACAAAATCATTTACTATTCCACAACAGTACATTAATGATATGTACATAGTTAAAGACAATGTTGAAGCAATGGCTAAGTTGAATTATGCTTTCAGAGTATGGGTAGAAGTTACAATTGCAGATGATGAATTTATTGCTGTACCAGATGTAAATGATAGTCCTATTATTGAAGAACTATTTGGCTTTCCAATGATGGTAATGCCTGGATGAGAATACTAGCACTAGACTATTCTTCTGCTAGTACTGGCTTTTGCTGGTATGATACAGAGGATGGCACACTAATTCTAGACAGCATAGTACCAGAAGAAGAAAGTAAAGCTGATAGAATACAAAACATAACATATAAGCTACTACGGTTACCCACTCCAGATTATATGGTGGTCGAAGAAGTAAAATCTATGATCAATGCTGATACGCTAAGAACCTTATTGCGTGGAGTTGGGTATACTATAGGACAGCTTAATGTATGTTACAGAGACGTCGAATTTGTGGGGCCAGGACAATGGCGTAAGTCTGCCTGGGGTAAATCTCCTAGAAAAAGAGACGATGCCAAACAATTAGCAATGGATATGTTGTGGGACTGGTGTATACCTTACAGTAATGATGATGAAGCAGAGGCTTTAGGTATCATGCTATACTACATTAAGCATAACTACAAAGAGCACTATGATTACTTCATGGATGCTGAAAATTACAAATTTGCAATAGAGGATGTATATGAAACATAGACTAATTAAAGACATTGAAGTAGTCAATAAAGGCGAAGATGTCAAGGTCACAATTACTAAGACCAAAGAACACCACTTATCTAATGAAGAAGAGGTACAAACTTCATACACAGTCAACCGTGAAAAGTTGAAACAAATACTTGAAGAGCTTATTCTTTAAGTGAAATATAGGAGGAATAAAATGATTGCAGTATTTGAAGATTGGCGTTCAGACTCAGAGTATTTATACATATCAAAATATGGCTTAGATACATTAAATAGAGTTTTCATTGAACTTTCATCTCAAAAATCAATGGCTATTCCTTTTACATCGAACAACATTATCTTATGGCTAATAGATGAAGTTGATATCTTGTGTATTAGAGCTGGAGGTAGATACTTGAATCTACAAGCAAGAACTCTTTTACATGATTATAAACTTTAACTATTTAAAGTGAGATACAATAGTTACTAATACTATAGATTAGTTGAGATACAAAAGTTACTAATACTATAGATAAATTCTATAAGTTTTAAGGAGAGAAACATGAAACCAACAATGAGTCCATTTGAACCAAAAGTATTGACATTAGATGATGTTCTAAATGAACATGATAAAGAAGTTAATAAAGAAAAAGTAGGTACAACCATTGATAAAATTATGGTTGTTATTGGTGGAAGTGCTACACTCTATTTCTATCCAAACAATATCTACCTTCACTTCCTTCGTTCTAAAGCTGACCGTATTGAAAAAGATGACTTGGAACGTAAACATTACTTTGGCGGTAAATACTACAAATTTACTAAAGTTGAAGAATATGAAAAAGATAATAATATCTGGGTTAAAATCATAATGAAAGAAGTGGCTAACTAATGAAAGAACAATTACAATTAGGCTACTGCAAAGATTGTAAACAAGCAACTTGTTTATATGGAGATAGTAAGTGTGTAACTTGCCATCGTGAACAAGAAAATGATTTGAGAGGGTTATAATGATTAAAGAAAAAGGCGAAACAACTATTATTGAAGGTAAATCTTCAACATTTGAATTGATGTACAGTGATGATATGAAATGTCATCTTATTGAAGCATTGGATGATATTCGTGCTAAACATGATTCTATTCTATCTACTGGTATTAAACTTGTATCAAATCAAACAATCGTCATTATTCCACTTAACCCACATCTTCCAGTAAATATGGGCGTAATTCCAGCAAATCAAAAGACTGAAATTAGCTTGTTGTTCTCACATGATGCTACTATTATCAAAGGTTCTAAATTCATGATGATGTATGTAGAAGATCAAGACGAACTTACAACTGAAGATGAATTCAACTCATTTGCTACTGGTAAAGGTTTTGAAATGAAACCAGTTGTTCCTTATGATGTTGATGAAAAAGGCAATATTATTGAGGGAGAGCCTTCAAATAAAATCTTTACTATTGAGAAATCAACTCGACCAGATGTAAACTTAACAACTCACATTCGTAGACTTAACCCTATCTTCCACATTGTTCCAACGACTCGTTCTTGGAATAGTGGCTTCCAATTTAACGTAAGCGTTGAAGAACTTGCTATTAATCATAAAGATTATATTCGCTTTAGCTCAAATGAAGCATTGGAAACAGCAGCAGTTATTATTGGTATCTTTGTGCCAACTACAGACGAATGGTCAGAGGTTGAGAATGAAAAAGAAAAATGATCTTAAACCAGATAAAGATATTCATATTATGATGGACGTTGAAACAACTTCTAACAATCAGTTTGATACAATGTTGCTACAGATTGCTATGGTTGCTTTTGATTATGAAACAGGTGAGTATATTGATACATTTAATGCTATTATTGATACAGACATCTATCCTAAGATGACTTTCAATACAGGTACTTTGAAATTCTGGCTTGAAAATGCAGATGTACTTTTTAATTTACTTACTAAAGATGAGGAATCTGAAGCAATGTATGTATCAGAACCAGCAATGGTACGTAATGCAGTTACATGGATCCTTGCATTAAAAGAAGAATATCGAGGAGTATATCTCTGGGGCAATGGTGAGAACTTTGACAATACAATCTTCCATCACAAGTGCAATGAGTTTAACTTCCCTTATCCAATTGACTATAACAAAGACTTGGATGTTCGTACTCACATGAAAACACTTGCTTCTTTACTTGGCAAACAATCTTCAGACTTCAAAGACTTTAGTCTAAATGAAAACTTACATAATGCTATTGCTGATTGTAAATTCCAAATTGACTACTTACTAAAAGTACGTAATGAAGTAAGATTACGACTAAAATAGGAAGAAGGAAACATGAATCTATTTAAAGAGCTTAGACATCTATATGGAGGAGAATCAATTGTCTATGTAGGACTGAGAACTGCAAATGGAATGGAAGACTATGCTGTTTACTGGGACACATTAGAACAGTTTGCTCAAGACAACAAAGAAGAAGGCGATTGCTATATGACATTCGCTAGATTTGAAACTGTTGAGGGTGGTCGGAAGAAAAGTAATAGTATTGGTTCATGGTGTATTGGAGTAGACATTGATGATGCTCCATTACCAGAACAATACAAACCACAATTAGTATGGGAATCAAGTCCAAACAAACTTCAAGGGAGTTTATATATTTGACCATGAGTTGTCAGTAGAGGATACTGATGAAATAGCTCGAGGTCTTGCTAAATATATGGGCTTTGATGAAAATACCGACGCTATTCATTTCTTTAGAATACCTGGTTCAATTAATCATAAGTATCCTACAAAACCAGCAGTTGGAGAACCTTACATCACAGATGAGAAACAAGGACTATCTCCATATCGTGTATCAGACTTTGCTAAAATTCGAGTTAAGAAAGAAATTAAGCAATCGTCTGAGAACAAACGAGTTGGTATGGACTTAATTCCATTGTTAGAAGTGATTGACCCAAATGACTTAGAATATCATGACTGGGTTAAAGTTGGTATGGCTCTTAAACAAGAAGGGTATCAATTTGAAACTTGGGATACTTGGTCACAGCGCGATGTAAGATATAAGTCAAGTGAGATGCAAGACAAGTGGGATAGCTTCCAAACTGGACAAGGTCTATCTGGTGCTACAATCATCATGATGGCTAAAGAAAGAGGTTGGGAACCACCTAAAGCTAAAGGTAGTAATAAAGACAAACGTATACAGTCAGAAGAACTTACAGAAAGACCAGCTCTTAAGTTGGAACACATTTCATCTATTGATGATGTTCAACCAGAATGGCTTATTGAAGGACTTTGGGGTAAAGGTAATGTTGGCTTTATTGCAGCTGCACCTAAGTCATTTAAATCTACATTTGCTTATGACATGGCGATTGCTGTGGCATCAGGTCTGGACTTCTATGGACATAAAGTACATACTCAAGGAAGAGTAGTAATTCTACAACTAGAAAATACTAACTTCTATACTAAAGTAGTACTTAAAAGAATGGCAGCAAATCTTGATGACTTACCAATTGATTTAATCACAAGTCGGGTAACTTTAGATAGAATTGATGACATTGTAAATATTTGTCCACCAGATACTGTGTTACTTATTATTGACCCATTGTACTTTGCTTGGGGTAAAGGTGACTTACAATCTGAAGACAGTCGTGTCAAACTTCAGTCTTTAACTGATGCTGTACGTGAACGTGACATTGCATTAATGCTTGTCCATCACACGAAGAAGTCATCAGAAGATGTTTCATCATCAGACTTGTATGGTTCACAATTCTTGGTATCTTGGTATGAATCTTTGATTATGCTCAACCGAGTAAAAGATAATTCTAATGCAGTACAAGTCAATGCCTCCTTCCGGACATTTAGTCCCAAGGTGTACAGGTATGCTGTATATCCGACAGGAATAAATATCTTGTCCGATGTAAGTGGAGGCGTTGCTTCATTTGATGTAGGAGAAGTAGTCACTCCAGAGATTGCAGCTAGACATCTAGGTCTTACTTATAAAGACAATAAATTGATAACTCAACAAGGAGATATTATCCTTGAATATAGATCTTAACAGATAAGGAGAGAAATTGAGTTTAGAATTAAAAACACTGGCAGATTCAAATGTCAGAACTATGTCTATTATCTATGGACAACCAGGCACAGGTAAGACTTACACATTGTCTACATTAAAAGGTAATACTTTACTTATTGATGTCGATTATGGCACAGCAAGTCTACCTAAGAATATGCCAATTTCAGTAGTACAACCTGACTCAGTTGAGGAAGTTTTAATGTTCTTGACTAGTCGAGACTTGACAGCATTTGATAATGTCGTATTGGACAACTTGTCACAATTACAAAACATTTTCATGGCTAAGTATTCAGCACCTGAGATTCAACATTGGGGCAAATGTTCTAAATTGCTTATGCGTGTAGTTGATGCTTTAGCACGACTTACATCTAAGGGAGTAAATGTAATTGTACTTGCTCAAGAGAAGCTTATTAATGAAGACTCACCAGCTAAAATTATGTCTACTTTGAATGTCATGGACTCAGTTCGATCTTATGTACAGGCACGGTCACAAATTGTGGGGCGTACTTACTTTACTGAGTCAACTGGATATGGCATCTCATTTGCACCAACTCAACATGCAATTACTAAGTTGTCTGTATATGGAATGGGTGTAAATGAAGTTCATTCATTAGCAGAGATCTTTGACTTGCTTGAACAAAATGGTAATACACAGCCAACTGCAATTCCAGAAATTCCAGATGCTTACATTACTCCAGAAAGTGAGGCAGCTGAACTTGCTAAAACTAACAATTAGTGAATTGAAAGATATTTCTGGGAAACTATCAATGTTCCCAATTAATAAAATGCCAGGACTTCCACCTATCATTGCATTTCATCCAGGTGATGAACTAAGAATTACTACAATTCTAGATGATACTGGTCGTCTTGATATTAAGTTTCCAACTATCAAAGAGTCAGTAGACAACATGGTAGGTATTGACTATGGTATCTTTACTAATATTGCAACTGCTTTCAACTCAAATGAAACAATTGAAATTGACCGAGACTTAAAAGTTATCTCACAAAAAGGTAAAGTACTATTGTCTCAAGAATTAAAATCAAAAGAAGCTTTAGGTTTCTATGACTTTGAAGTTAAAGCACCTGATGAAGCTATTAAAATTGAGTTCTCTGAAAAGATTAGATTAGCTATTAAAGACTCATCTCGTCATTTACGTGACCAACCTAATTTATTATCTTGTGTCTTTATTGATGCAGATGGTAACTTCTTAAGTATATCATCAACATCATATTGGTATCGTGGAACTCTTGATTATAATACTACTTCAGCTTATACATCTTTGCTTACTAAACTTTCAATGATTGGTGATTCTTATGTCGATAATGGAGAGACAAGTACAATTGTATGTGGTATGAATTGGCATGCAGCATGTCGTAGATATGTAGGTGAACTTCCTCATATTCCAATATCTTATACTGAGAATTTTGAACTACCAGATAGCGAAACACTTATCTTGACTTCACTTACTTTAGGCGATGTCATTAATAAAGTATCATTACTATTTGATGATCCAAATCTTATGTTATCAACAGATTCAGTAATCTCAGTAAGTGATGAAACAACTAGCTTTGAGGTTCCAATTGAAACTCAAGGTACTATATCAAAATCTCGTAAAACAGATGTTAAAGCTTATAGTACAATCTTTAAAGAGTCTGACTCAGACAGAATTAAACTAGTGTTCACGGATAGAGCATTAGTATATGTAAATGAAACAACTAAAACAGTGTACTTCTTTAGACTGATGTATGCATAAATAATAGGAGAAAAATATAAATGGCAATTCTTAACTTTGTAAAACCAGGAACATTCCTTTTGGGAACTATCGTAGCTGTAACTACTGAACAAATAACAATGAAAAAAGGTAAACCAGGCGAACGTATTGCAGAAAAACTTGTAACAACATTCGTTTCTGATGACGGTGGATCTTACACAGCAGAACACTTCATGTCTGACTTCGATACTATTCAAGCAACTTATGCTTCAATTGGTATCAACATTGAATCAGATACAGACTCATGGCTCAATACTCGTGCTTCTCTTAAACTTGAAGACCCACGTTTTGGACGTGTCGAAATCATTGGCCCTGCGGAAGGCTCATCAATGCCTGCAGGTGGTGGATTGTCTACAGCTAATGCAGTAGTACCTCCAACACAAACTCAAGTAGCACCAGCACAACCAGTTACTCCAGTACAACCAGCAGGTCAACAACAAGTTGCACTAGTACAATCTCAAGTAGCACCAGCTGGACCTTCTACTGAATCTCCATATCCAGAACAACAAGCAACAACTCTTCCAGGATTGGGGTAATTAGTAAATGAAACCATTCAGTGTATCAGAAGTAAATACTTACACTGCTAACCCATTCAAGCACTTCATTACATACGTAATGGGTATGTGGCCAGAACAGTCCCAAGCTGCGGCTCGGGGCACATCTGTCCATGCATTACTAGAAAAAGTAAGTCAACGATTCACTGAAGATTCATTAGAAGTATTTAATGAAATCGCTGAAGAACTTGAATTGGATAAAAAAGCAGAAGACTACGTAACAGTGTTACGTTATCTAAAATATTATAGTCATCCAGACACGTCAATCTTTAAGAACTTGTATTCATTACCATGGGCTAACGATTGTGTAAAAGTGGAGACAGAGTTAAAAGTTATTGTACCTATGGATGGCTTTACATTCAAAGGCTTCATTGACTTAGTAGTTCATCATGAAGATGGCTCAGTAACTTTGTATGACTATAAAACATTGTCTAACAAACCTAGTCGAATTGATTATGAAATGGACTATCAAGGGAATATGTACACGATAGCTATGCAAAAGATGGGATATAAAGTCAGAGAATTTATCTTTGATTGTATGAACCCAAAACTTAAAATTGCATGGAATGGATATCATTTTGAACGTATTAACTTATATCCAGATCAAAACAAATTAATGATTATGGAAAATAGTTTCCGTGACACAGTTAAAGAAATTACATCATACCCTAAGTATCACTATAATGGAGGTGGCTGGTATGATTCAAATCAACTTGATGCATTTCATGCATTCTGTGCTGGTACTGAAGCATTCAAATCATTCTTGTTAGATCATGGTATTGATTACAACAAAGCAATCACAGCAGCAATGGAAAAAGGCTATGCTATTCCATATATCTTAGGTCCACAAGTAGCTGACTTAGTTCCAGTTTCACGTTTGTCAGACTTAGATAAAGAACAATATGCACATTCAGTTGAGAAGGTAGAAGTATCTTGGAGAGGCTCAGCTGAAAACATGCCATTTGACAGAATTGTAGCAACAGGAGCAGATTATGTTTATGCTAAAAGCTCTAAAGGAGTTATGGTGTTCACTAAAGATGGAGTTAAAGTACCATCATTAATTGAAACATTAGCTGAACTTTATGATAGACCTGATGCAATTTACCAATGCGCAATTTAATCTAAAACCTCCTTCGGGAGGTTTTTTCGGGAGAGTAGAAATGATAGATAAAACACAAAGTATGAAATACACATCATATAAAAAGGATAAGCTAAAATTATCCATTCTTAAACATGGACAATTAGTCCCAATCACAGTAGACAAAGCAACCAAAAATATCATTGATGGTCAACTTCGTATGCAGATTCTTGATGAATGTGGAATTGAACCAGTAATCAATTATATTGAAACAGACAACTGGGTTGAAGCACGTAAAGAAGTAATCTCTACACAAGGTTACAGTTATATGAATATTGCATGGATGGAGAGCTATGAGTAATAAAATTCTATTGTCAATTATTTCTGGTAAACGTCCAGACAATATGCGACTGACAGAGAAATGGTTAAAGTCTTCTGGACTTTCAGATAAGTATAGAACTATTCTATTTTCAAATAATAGTGAAGGCTATAATATTCTTGAAGGTCAAGAGCTTATTGACATTCCTCAGGACTATCGTGATTATTTTGAAGAACAAAACAAACTTGATATGTTTGGCATGATGGCACCAATGTCTAGATCTTATTCAGATAAGTGGGCATTAGAAAATGGTTATGATATTAATATTCAACTTGATGATAACATTGGTAATTTAGGTCTAGTTAATTGCTTTAGTAAAGAACGAGTTAACTCATCTACTAATGATCCAGAAACATTTAAGATTATCTTTGAAGAGTTTATTGCTCGAGTGGAAGAATTAATTGCAACAGGTGTTTCTAAGGTAGGTTGTGAGTTACCATTACCACCAGTTAAGAAACCACAAGTCAACTTCTCAACATATCCATATTCTATGTTTGCAAATAACTTACATTTGCCATTCCCAGAATATGTAGGATCAACTGAAGATGACATTACTGATAGTATCAGACGGACACAAATGGGACTACTTACAGCTAAGATTACATATATCACTTATGCAAAACCATCAGCAGTAGGTAGTAAAGACAATACAGGTTCACGTGCAGCATATGCAGCACTTGATGGACAAAAACATTCACGTGGTTGGGTTCAAGAAAAATACTTTCCAGAACTTTATTCTAGAGGATATTCTTCAGCACCGACAGGAGCTAGTCATAAAGACTACACAGTGTTTAAACATTATCTTAAACCTCTACCATCAGTAGAAGAAGTAAGATATATAAAAGATTCAATTGAGTTAGATGAACTAATTCAAAAGGTTAGAGAATGCAGAACTAAAATCATTAAACGAGAAAGTAAGTTCGATGACTTCGTATTATAAGGAGAGATAATGGGAGACTTATACAAACAACAACGGGATATATTGCTTCCTCATGTGAAACAAAACTTTCCAAACTCAGTAATTGAACAAGATGACTTCTTTTCTTCTTTGATAAGTAACTATAAAGAAAAGACAGAGTTCACTGTTGGAACACCTATTGCAACTCCTGATGAAATTACATTGGGCTTAATTGAAAATATAGAAGTTGTGGAGGCAGTGCGTACATTATGATGAAGAACTACTTAGGAGAAGATACCCCTTGGAGTGAAATTCCAATGATGGGTGCAGCAGATATTGAAACTACTGGACTTGACTATTTCACAGAAAAGATTACATTAGTACAATATGGTACTGATGATGAACATCAACAATGGTACACAGAAGAACCTACAATAGAAGATATTAAAGAACTTAAAAAGAGAACTTTATTCTGGCATAATGGCAAGTTTGATACTAAATTCATTGCATACCACTTTGGTGTTATGTTGCCAATTCATGGTGACTCAATGGTTCTTTTACATGCATTAGGCTATTCAGATAGTCTTAGTCTTAAAGTTGCAGCAGCTAAATTACTTGGAGTTGAAAACTGGGATATTGAACATGATCTTAAGTTGAGTAAAGGACCAGACGAAGAAGCTTCTAAACTTAAGTTCTTTGAATATGGGCTTAAAGATGTTAAGTATACTTATGCATTGATGCGTTTACTTCTTACTGGTGTCAACAGTCAGAGTGATGATCCAGAAGATAGCAAGAACTTCAATACTATTGATGACTTGCAATATAATGTCTACAACAATGAATTGAAAGCATATTCTGCATTCAGGTATATTGAGATGACTGGAACTCCTTTAGGGGATATGTCTAAATCTCAAGATGCTATTGATGGAAAAATTGAAGATATTGAAAATAAATGGGGCTTTAGATTTGACTGGGTAAACTCATCTGATAAAGTTGGTGCATTACTTTCATTAGTAGATAAACGACTTAAACCAGGAGATAATGGCAAAATCTCAGTAACTAAAGAAGTACTTACTAAGCATATTCAAGAGGTAGGAGACTTTGCTTATGATGTAAAAGAAGTCCGTAAACTCAAGAAACTTATTCAGTTCTTTGACTCATGGAATAAACTTGGACATGATGGTCGTATCTTCCCACAATTCAATATAACAACTAAGACTGGACGTACTTCATCAAGCAATCCGAACTTACAACAAGTACCTCAAGATAGTCGAGTTCGTAATATCATTGCAGCACCAAAAGGTATGAAATTTATTGAATGTGACTATTCACAGCTAGAGTTACGATGTGCAGCTTATTGTGCTCAAGAACCAGCAATGATGGAAGCTTACAAAAACGGAGCTGACTTACATACTAAGACATGGGAATCAATGAATGGTCGTCCATTCTCTGATGATCATGATATGGCTAAAAGAGAGCGTACAATCGCTAAGGCATGCTTTAGTGGAGATACTGAAATTCTTACCCCTTATGGATGGGTTAAGTTTGAAGATTATGATGAGTCTATGATGTGTGCTCAGTATGATGAAGTTACTGGTAAAATATCATTTACTTATCCAAACGAAACCATTCATCTTAAAGATCAAGATATCTGGGTATATGAAGATACTAATACTTCTATTCATGCTACAGGCAATCATGATATTCTTATACAAAAGCCTAATGGAGACATAGCAAAAGAGAAGTTTAGCAATCTTCAGTTATTGCAAAAAGGTGACAAGCATAGATTCATTAATGCAGGTTATGTAGACAGTGCTGAGGAAGTAGATACTCTTATGCAAAGACTAGTTGCATTTACTACAAGATATGGTCAAACAAGAAGAGATAAGCTTCATTTTGCAATTAAGAAACCAAGATATGTATCTTACTTGATTGAACTATTAGATGATCTAGAAGTAATTTATCATTTACAAAGAGAATATCATAGTGGTCAAGACTTTTACTATTCTTACATCGAGGTGGACGATTCTTTCCTACTAGATCATATCAGAGAATTTCTTAATGATGACAATTCGCTAAAATATGAAAGTATTCCTAAGTTAGGTATGCCTTTCTTAGAAGCATTCAAAGATTTTGGACATCTTACTAGTAAGAATGGTATCGTAGTAAAAGATATACATAGAAGTACATTAGATGTTGTTCAACAAGTGGGTATACGTCATGGAGTTAAAGTAAGAATAAATGGTAGCTATACAGCAGCATATAACTTAGCTAAAGGAGTGTTCTCATTTCCTGGTAAAGCATTTCCAACTGGTCCTTCTTATAAAGGAGATGTGTATTGCGTAAATGTGCCAACACATAATATAGTCATTAGACATAATGATAAAGTTTCTATTCAAGGTAATTGTAACTTCTCACTTTTGTATGGAGCTCAGTCTAAGACACTTCGAGATTATGCACGCACAAATATGGGAATAGATATGTCTCAAGAAGATGCAGATGAATTTCACCGAGCTTTCTTTGAATCATACCCAGGACTAGTATCATGGCACAATGCATGTAAACGATTCTTAGATGAACATGGTTATATTCAAAGTCCACTTGGTCGTAGACGTTATTTACCAACTGTTTATAGTAAAGACTGGGGAGAAAAAGAATCTGCATATCGTAGATCAATTAATACTCCAGTTCAAGGGCTTGGTTCAGATATTTGTGTATCAGCAATGACTACAATTCTACAACATCCAGAATATGGTAAAACATTCTTTGTACATGGAACAATTCATGATGCCATCTTAGTTACAGCTTATGAAGACCAAGCAGAACATGTGGCATATGACATCATTAAAAAGATTATGGAACATCCACCAATCTTAGACAAACTTCCAACTACTAATGGATTGTATCTTATTGCAGATGCAGATGTAACTGACTCTTGGGGAGGAGAAGCAGTATGAAAATGATGATTGCAGTACCTACTACAGGTACACGAGAACCAGAAACATATAACTTACTTAAAGAACATAATGTACCAAATGTATTTATGTTCAATCAAAACTATGGACCAGATAGTCCTATTCAAGACACAGACAACATCACAGTATTCAACTGTGGTGGGTCTAAGTCTAAGATTACTAACTTAAGTATTGCAGCTAATGAGGCAAAATTAAGAGGCTTTACTCATATTCTAACAGTCGATGATGACTTAAAGTATGTATGCAAACAAGTAGGAGATAAGTTCGAGAGAGTTCAAGTATCTAAAGACAATACAGCTGAGACATTTGCACTCATTGAAGAAAACTTATCAGATGAATTTGATTGTATAGGTCTTAAGTTTCCATTCCCAAATAATCATGAGTGGGCAAGACAACCACGAAATATTGCAATTAGTACATCATGTTTTGCATTGTGGAAAGTAGATAGCTTAATTGAATGTATCGAACTCATTAGAGAAAAGAATGACTTACAAACATTAAGACTTGGCGATGATACAATGTTAGCAGGTGCTTTAGCTTCATTGGATATGAAGTATGGACAGTTCCAACATATCAAAGCTATGTATGATATTCAGTCTACAATTACTGGTATTGGTTCTACGATTCATGACACAGATACTAAAAAAGAAATAGACAATATCATTAAGTTATATTCCCGAGTTGAAGAAACTTATCCTCATTTATATTGGCAAGTTACTCCAGAAGGTCTACCAACTAAGCCAAGTAAGATTCCACATAAACTAACAGTTTATCAATGTGCAAGAAAAATGCCAATGAAGAGAGTTAAGTTCAAAAAAGAATATTGGACTTACTTCTTAGATCAATTATGGGACAAAAACTTAAACCACTCAGATTTTATACTCTGAGATACAATAGTTACTAATACTATAAGAACTAATAGATTAGTCGAGATACAATAGTTACTAATACTATAAGACAAAAGTTCTATAGTTAGAGGAGAGAAATAAATGGCACAAGAAAACATTGTATTTGCAACACATTCAGAATTAATGACTAATGAAATTGTCTCAGTATTAGGACGTGAAAAAGCACCTAAATTCTACTTTGACAAACGTGACAAATCTTTCTGGCTATCAGGTAAATTTGATATGTTGGATATCATTAAACTTAAAGGGATGTTTGTTGAATTAAGCATGCCAAATGTAACAGTAGTAAACCAATCAACAATGAACGTATATCGTAAAGAAGATAAAGACAGCAACCTTGTCAATATCTATGAAGGTGATGAAGTTCGTCCACTTAAAGGATAATAATAATGATAGATATTTCAGACTACACTTCATATACTTCTGCATTACAGATTGCAATTAATCAACCTACATTGATTAAAGGAGCAACTGATGATATGGAAGAAATTGCCCACATCATTGAGTTAAGTCAAAGTAATAATGCTGTACCTGGAATATTCTACATTATATTTTGTAAGATGTTCAATGGCAAGCAGAATACTGTTATCAGTAACATTGACTTACTTACTCTGAGGTTTAAAGCCTCAGCAGAAATCTCAATTGAAGGTCCACTGGAACTCTGGTGGTGGAATAACAATAAAGGAGATAAATATGACAAACTTATCTACCCAAGAAACCAAAGGAATAAATTTAATGAAATGTGAAAATTGTAACCATAATAAAATGCTTCATGTAGATGATGTACGAGTTGAAGGTGGATCAGGTTTTGATAGCTATATGTGTCCAGTTTGTTTAACTGAATGTTATATTGAATACTTATCAAATAAAATGGCAACTAAAAAATGGTCATTTAGACAGCAATATCTAATTCGCGACGAAGATCTTGTCCGTAAAACATATCGTAATGGTCAAACAGGTAAGAATTGAAAAACATACACACTATGATTGGAGGCATTAATCTATGGAAAATGATGTTTATCCTGCTTTTGATTTCCCTGATGATATATCTTCATTAGATAAAGCTAAAGTAAAAAGAACATTGGACAGACTCTGGATGCTTGCTGAAATGTCAGATGACTATTCAGTAACTTGTCAAGAACAAAAGAGAATTGAAATATATTCAAAAATGCATAACTTAGGAGAGAAGAAATGATTAACTTTAAAGAACTCGTAAAAGAACGTGATGCTGCTAAACTTCGTATTGATGAAATTAACAATCGCATTGATACCATCAGATATAATGAAGCTATTGTGCCACATGATCTTAACCAAGAACTTATCTCTACAGAAGAATATCATAAACAACTTATTCTTCGTATAGGTCGTTCACTTACAGAAGAAGATATTGCTGTACCTGTTACAGTAGTCAACTTAGGTCCAGAAGACTTTTCTGTATTCCTTAAAGAGGTTAATGAGGAAGAAGTTGAGAAACTTAAACAAGAAACAACACTTGCTCCTTTCAACTCTGCTGATATTCTTCAAGCAATTGCTGGAGTAGAAGTATCAGAAGAATCATCTGAAGATGATGAAGAACAATGTGGCTGCAAAGATTGCACATCAGAAGATGATGACAATGCAGAAGATATCTTAGACACAATCGTAAAAGCATTCCTACTCAAGGGTGCAATTAATGCTATTGAAGCAAAGAAAGAAGGAAAATAATATGAACTACAATGAACTTACACCAGGAGAACTTAAAGACTTACTTACTAAACGTGGCATTGAATTTGCACCACGTGCTCAAAAGAAATCATTGATTAGCTTACTTGAAGCTTATGATGAAGCTACATCAAGTCAAGATCTTGAAGAAAAGATTGAAGAAATCAATGAAGGTTCTACAGAAGCACCTGAAGAAAAAGTAGCAACAGTTTCAACAACTACAACTACAGTGGAATCTAAAACAACATCAGTAAATAAAGATACTGTCGTTGAAGATGTAACAAATACTAAAACAGTTACCACATCTCACTCATTCACAAACAGTGAAGAACTTGATTCGTATATGGCACAAATGAATGCTCTTGAACGTGCAGATAAAGCATAATTGATAATTAGATAGGAGAGATCTAAATGAGACAATGGGAAGTATACGTAGATGGTAGCTATAATGTCAAAACAGAAGTGTATGGTGGAGCATATTTAGCTTCATGTGCAGAACTTTCTGAAGGAGCATTTCAGAACTCTTTCTCAGCTAACAAACCAGACTGGGTGGGTTCACGCAATGTATCTGGTGAGTTAGGTGCAGTTATCCTGTTCTTAAAAACAAATATGGAACTAAGTTTACTGGAATCTGGAGACGAAGTTATCTTTTACTATGACTACACTGGTATTCAAAAGTGGGCAGATGATGAATGGAAAGCTAATAAAGTTCCAAGCAAAGTCTACAAACAATATATTGAAATGGTGCGTAGTAAAGGTATCTCAATTAGATTTGAAAAGGTAAAAGCACATACTGGAGTAGAACTAAATGAGACAGTAGATAATTTAGCAAAGAAAGCAGTAGGTATTGAATAATGGAACCGAAGTTTGATTTTAATAAGTATGCAAAGAAAATAGGTAGAGTTAGTATCTTCTTAACTCCAACTTTACACTTGGCTAAGTCTGGTGTATTCACACTATATCTTACAGGAGAAGAAGATTCTACTTGTGTAAAGATATCTAGGTCAGGTAAATTCTTAGGCTTTAAGTTTATCAAAGAAAAGGATAGCAGTGCTTATTCTATTTTTCCTAAAGGAGAAGCATTGGGTATCAAGGCCAAACGATTAGGTGTTGAATTACATCTAGATGAAATGCTAGGAGACAAATTTAGATCAATGAATTTTGACTTAATTCATTCTGAAGAAGATCCTCATTTGTGGTATTGTGACTTAACACAACCAACCACACTATATGATAACAAGTAGGTTGATAGTAATAATCCTTTGGTTTGAATCCATAAAAATGTCTGGTTACAGTCCATCCTGTTCTTAGCCTTCTAGGAACAAATGATCTTACTTAATTTTACTACTAGGTTCTGCAGGACTATTGGTAGTAAAGTTGCATGGCCATCGGAATGGCTATCTTTGAATGTACAACAAGGATAGAGAGCAGATTGGTTCGACTCCCTCCCATGTAATTGCTCCCCTTTTTGTTCATTTTTAGGGGGCACTCTTTCTTTTTTATCAGGCCTGTCATTCCGGGACAGGTCTTTAAGGTTCTTTAGCTCAATAGGCAGAGCATGCAGCCCATAACTGCAAAGGCGTAGGTTCAATTCCTACAGGAACCATAAGGAGATTATATGTTACTACTTCTATTATCACACTTTGTTGGTGACTATACTTTTCAAACAGAGTATATGGCTCTCAACAAAGGTAAAGACAACTATATCTTAGCTGCTCATGTAGCAACATGGACTTATGTCATCTATATGATGGCTCACTTTCTAGGTTTACATGTGTCAGAAGAACTACTTGTATTTGTATTATTCATTCCACATTATGTAATGGACTACATTAAAGCAAGAAACAACCTATGGTGTAAGAAAGTATCACCAAAACTAGCATTAACTATTGATCAATCATTTCATTTTCTACAAATCATAGTATTCTATATGATAGCAAGATAAGTGAGATACAATAGTTACTAATACTAATAGATAGGGTATCATAAGTTGCGTCCCTCTATTATTAGTAGTCTATTTATCAGATGAGATATTAAGTAGTCAACCATAAGGCTTTAGTCTATTGCCTTTTACCTCCTTTCTAATATTTTAGCACAGCATTTCCTTATGTACTTAATATCTTTTCTGATAAATAGACAGAGACAGTAGTCTCATTGAGTAGATAATTCTTATCTATTGAATGCGGTTATTGTCTCTATAACCCAGTCGGCACACAACTACACATACTTTCAGAGTAAGCCTATACTAGAGTCTTACTTTGGTAGTTGAAATGTGCAAGTATGTGTCAATGGAGGCTTGGTTATCATATATTTACTATCTTACGAAATGACATACCCACTAGTATTGGTTAACTCTTAGTAATAAGACGAATTAAGTATATGATAGCGACGGTATATGCACGCAGTAGTGCATCACTGCCACTAATAGAATTATGTCTATCTATTAGTAGAGGTATTAATCTAACTTATGGCATGGCTGACCTGGTACCCACTTTACCTAACTAGCTAAACTCCCAAAACAAATAAAATCAATTACATTTGTCATAAGAAAGATTAATATCTTTACTAATAGCTAGACTATTATCTGGATCTTTAGCTCAATTGGAATTAGAGCAACATTCTTCTAAAGTGTAGGTTACTGGTTCGAGTCCAGTAAGGTCCATTCTGCTAATGTGTAGCAGATAGAAAGTATGTAGGTATCAAATGAAACAATTATCACCAAAGACAATCGGAACACTTCAAGTGGATCTCGATGAAATGAGAAATAGAGAGTTAGACATGATTAAGATTGTCTGCACTCCAACAAGAGCACAAGCTGCTAATAACTTCCTTAAGGATATGTATCATCAGTTTGAGTGGGCTTTACAAGCTTACAATGCTCATTATATTGATTATCCTATGGAAGATAAAGCAGTAGTAAATGACTCACATTATGAAACAATTCAAAGATGGCTAGTAGGAGAATTACAGGGAGACTCTAATCAACCTATGGATGCTAATGCATTCTTCTTTATCAATCCAATCACTGACTTAGTTACTGATTTCTATAAAAATAAAACATCGCTACTGAATATTCTGGGAGTAGCTAGTGTTCGACTATCACTAGACCCAGAAGATGTTTTAACAATGTATGATATTAACAAGTTTATTGAACAAATGAAAGTTAAACGAAACAATTGGTTGAAAGGCTAATATAACAAAGTATATCTGAATAGGAGAGATTCATGCAAACATATACAAATAAAGATGGAATTACAATTACTTCATTTGCAACAGAAATGGAACAAGGTCTTAAAGAACAAGCTTTTGATATTGCTTCTAAGTTCTCAGATGCTCAAGTAGCTTTAATGCCTGATGCCCATGTAGGTACACCAGCACCAATTGGTCTTACTATCAATTTTCATGATATCAAACCAGAAGAACGATTTAACATTGTGGAACTTGTAGGTAATGATATCGGATGTGGTGTAATGTCTTATGGTCTTAAAATTGACCACAAACTCACTACTGAAGAACTTGAAAAGATCTATTCTTTGATTAGTCAAGAAATTGGTATCTTCACTCGTCCTTATATGGAAGTTCATGATACATTTGGTACACTTGGTTCAGGTAACCACTTCATTGAAATTGGGCAAGTAGATGATAAAGGTACATATCTTATAACAGTTCATTCAGGAAGTCGTTCTAAAGGTGCAGAAGTCTATAAGAAATATAGTAAGAAACATACAACATTACTTGATAACAGTCTACAAAATGAACTTATTGATGTAATGAAACGTGCTAATCTTGACTCAATGATTCAAGCTGCACTCACAAATGCAAACTTTAAAGTAATTAAAAATGATATGACAGATAAAATGTGGGACTACTATCTTAAAGACATGCGTGATGCTGTAAATTGGGCTAGAGGTTCACGTAATGATATGATGAACAAAGTACTTGATATCTTAGTAGACTTAAATATTAAATTTGATGTATTTCTTGAAGTTAACAATACTCATAACTACTTTGATAGAGATTCTACTTATAATGCTGGAATACTTCGTAAAGGAGCTATCAACCAACATGAAGATAATCTCATTCTTACTCCTCTATCAATGAAAGAAGGAGTATTGGTATCATTGCCAATGCCTTCATTTAACAACAACTACTCTGCAATGCATGGAGCTGGTCGTGCTTTATCTCGTAAACTTGCTCGTGAAACAGTAACTATGTCTAAATTCAAAGAAGATATGGAAGGCATTGTTGCACATCCACGTGAAGAGATTCTGGACGAAGCACCAGATGCATATAAAACAGCAGCTACTATTCTTAATGACTCAGAAGAAATCTGCTATCCACTATTCATTGCTAAACCAGTACTTAACTTTAAAGGTGCTGATCATGTACATGAAAACTACAAAGAAGAAAGAAATAATGGATGAACAAAAACTTTTCAAAACATTGCAGAGCTTATTTGCAGACTTTAATATCGATTGCTGTGATGAATCAGAAGTTCATGAAATCTATGAAGAAATTGACAAAGCTGCTGGGACATCACTAGCAGACATCTATCGTAAAGACTACATGGACGAAGATGAAGAAGAGGACGGTGAAGAATAATGGTTATATTAGTATCTTGGTTAATCATTATTGTAGTAGCTGGTATTGTCTGGGGTGGCTTTGTTTACAGTCATTCTAAGATTGTACATCATAAGAATCTGAAACTTAAAAACAAACTAGCTCATGTGGAAACAGAGTTAGCAAACTTAAAAAGCAAAATAGACTGGAGTAATAATTAATGATTGGCGTAGATGATTACATGATTCAAGTAGAGTATAAAAATCGTATGGTTGAACGGTACTACTTTACTGGAACTAAACAAGAAGCACAAGCTAAAGCTCACGAGCTTAAAGTAGGTAAAGGTGCAATTGATTCTAGTCTATTTAAAGTTGACTACACAGTAGTACCAAAACAATTCTTTTAAGGATAAATAATGAATAAAACTAAACAAGCATTAGTACTCACAGTGCCTACACTGATATTCATTGCAATAATGATATTGATAGGAATATATCTTGCTTGGCTAATTATATTCAACACTTTACTAGGGATAGCTATTTCGGCTATCCTTATTTTTGTGTTGCTATTCTTAGCATACAGATTTATGTAGGAGAAGAAATGACACCAAAAGTAAGAGTACTGGTAAAGCCTAGATTCAGATTCTGGGTACCATGGAAATATGTAACAAGCAACTGGAATGTTCTATCTGAGAACAGAGAAGATGCAGCTATCTTTCAAGATAACTCATTGTATAAAGTAGAGGACTTCTATTTCTTTAGTCGATTAGACTATGAAGTAGTTCCAAGCAGAAGAGATAATAAAGATTAGGAGTATACAAATGAAACTTAAAGAAGCAGTAATATTTACATTAAATCTATTTGTGGTCTTTGGCATAGCAATTAGTGTAATAGCATTTATATCTTGGATAGGAACTTTCAGTCCAATTGCTGCAGTTGCACTTGCAATAATAGCATTATTTGTACTGGTTACAAGTTTAATTTACGCACTATCTAGTTGGTGGGAGAACTAATGAGATATGCAGTAAAAGTATTTGATCATGGCAAGGTATTTTTCTTTAAGACCTTTGGTACAAGATCTGAAGCTGATTATTTTAAGAATACAGTTGTAAGCCAAACAAACCATGATGCAGTTGTATACAAAATAGAACTAACTTTAGTGGAGGAAGAATATGAGGAAGCTTAGAATTATTAGTCCTATTTGTTTGATATTAGGTCATGACTTTCAGTTTGACCATAATCTTTTTACACAAACAAATGGAAAGAAAACAGTCATCTGTACAAGATGTGACAAGGTGGAATAAATGGGACTATTCAAAAGAAAACCTAAGACAGAACCTAAGCCTATCATGGCAAGGTTTATCTATCATGAATATTATAAAGAAAATATGTCAACATGGCAGCTAACTAATACTAGAGAACTTAAACGTGCTATTTCAGACAACAATAGTATGTGGGAAGAAACTATTAAACGAGGAAATCTATATCAACCTAGTCAGATTGTACAGGGCTTTGAAACTAAGGAGCTTTAATGAAATACAAAAAGAAACCAGTAGTAATTGAAGCATTTCAACTTAATGATAGAGGACTAATTGGTGAAGACTGGTTCTGGGATGCAGTATCTAATAATAAAATTATCACACATAGTTTTGGCAAACATGAACCAAATAAAGCTTGGTGTGAAATCAAGACACTTGAAGGTACTATGACTGCAGACCCAGGCGATTTTATTATTCAGGGAGTTGAAGGCGAAATCTATCCATGTAAACCAGATATCTTCCATAAGACTTATGAGGTGGCAGAATGAGTGAACAGAAATATTATGTAGGACTTACAAGCCTACTGGATGAAAATATAACAACTAGTTACTTATGGAAAGATTTACATTTCTATCCTTGCTTTGAGAAATCAAGTTATACAATCACTTTAAAAGAACTTGAGTTATTAACAAATGAAAAGCTGGCACGATTTGTTGGTTATGATGACCAAACTGAAATTAAACTATTGGATCAATCCACTACTAAAACTTACTCCTGTGGAGGACACGAAAATGAGCGAAAGAACTTATAAGAACTTTTTAAAAAGGTTGGAAATTGTTTATGGTTTATCAAATAAGAGAGTAAATAATCGAGATATAAACGTATTAGATAAAGATGATCTAATTTATATACTCCGTTGCCGCTCGTATATAGCCAATTGTTATATGAAAATGGCAATCATAAATCATTATCGAGGTGCTGATGGCTTTTATATTGATGACAAGCATGAGAAATAAATGGATAACATAACATCTGATACAATATTTGCGGTTGCAATCATAGCAACAATCGTAATCTGGCACTGGATTAACAAGAAATATGGAGATGAAAATGAAAAATTTAACAGTAGCACAAATGATTGAAGAACTTGAAAAAAATGCCACAAGATGCATTGGTTGTGGTTTCAGGAGAAGATTCTTCTTGGGGAATCTGCCAAGCGGTTCATACTGACGACATTGTGGACCTAGTATTGAATGAGGAGCTTTGATATGACTGAAATAGCAAAAGAGCTTTTACGAAAAACTAAAGTAATTAGAGATAATTTTTATCCTGAGTCAATTGAATCTGAGCATGAAGATGAACAAAAAATAACCTTTGAATTTCTATCAGAAGTGATTAATTATCTTGAATATGAGTCGAAACAGAAAGACGAACGTATTCAGGATTTTAAAAATGCATTAAACGAGGCAGGTAATGAATTGAGTAGATTGAGTCACGAAAACGGCTATCTCAAATCTCAACTCCAACAGCAAGTCCTGCCAGTCCTGCCTGAGTTTGTGGCTGAGTGGTATGAAGAGGAAAAAGATAGTTTAGAATTTGCAGTCTATAATATAAACACATTAATTGACAAAAAGTCTTTAAATGACCGCACTAAAATTGAAAAGTGGTTTGCTAGAGCTGATAATAAACCAATTGAAACTGTCTTTAAGATGAAAGACGGCTATCAAGTCGAAAACCGCAGCTGTTCTATTTGAAGAATAAGCTGACAGGTCTTTGGCTAATGCGAGATGAAGTAGATAAAGTGTATCCATACGACCATACTTCGGACATACGCAACAGAGATACTTTCACTCAGCAAGACATCGACAGCATGCAAACTGGGAGCTATGAACAAGTAGAGGTAGACTAATGGCAACATACAAAGTACTAATGCGTTCTGAGACTTACATTTATGTATAAGCAGGTAGTCTAGAACAAGCAGAACAAGATGCTAAAGTTGAGTTATTGTATCGACAACAAGACTTTACAAGTGACGCAAATGTGGAGAGCATAGATGAAGTTCAAGAAGATTAGGTCATTGATATGTAAGATTAAAGGACATGACTTTGAAACTTACACAGTAAGATATGGTATCTGGTCTGATGAAATAGAACAAGCAGGACACTGCATTCGTTGTGACTATGACACACATGAAACTAATGGAGGCTAGTAATATGTTTGAACAAATTATGGTAAACAAGGATGAGTATGAAAGACTAGTGGCAGACAATAGATATATGAAAAGAGTACTGGAAGACACTACAGATGTACCCCGTAGACTTAGAGAAACAACTGACTTTGGTGTAGGCTTTCAACCACCTATCAATGCATTAGATCAAGTAGTAGCAGAAGCACAAAAAGCACTTACATTAGTTAAGTAGTGAGATACAATAGTTACTAATACATAACTCGACCAGAAAATATCGTAAAACTAATCATTACAAACAGCCAAACTTTATGGCGCAAATGAAGAAGGCATGTGACTATACATCCCTGATTCAACCCGTGCAGGGTGCAAGCATAAAAAGAAATATTAGTCATTTGTACTCAGCTTTTGCAAGAGCTAGTACATTTAATGGAATATAGTTTAGATTGGTAGAACGCAGGACTTTGAATCCTGTAGCATTGGTTCGAGTCCAGTTATTCCAGTGTTCATCATGACCTGTAATGTCATTAAACTTATACATAGTCTGGGTCGACTGGGAGGGGCGTCCTTCAAGGGCGAAATAAAAAAGAAAGGAGATATCATTATGAATATCTCTTACCAATTACCTTATCTCAACGATGCTACTACATTTAGTAATGGCATCATCTATCGTTCTGAAGCTAAGAATAGCAAGGATGAGTCACCTTATCAAAAGGTAAAGGTTGACAACAACAAAGCTTACTATGCCTTAGCTCAACATGCTAAACTTCCTGATATGTCTACTGAAGTTGTCTTAACACAAGAACAAGCTGAAGCAGCATATCAATTAGCAAAAGAGCAAAGCTATTACACACCTGTACAAGATGACATTGTTGTAGTATTTATGTTAAAGAATGCAGTAGTAGACACAAAAGGTCAAATGCGACTATTCAAATCTAGTTCTGTTATACCTTATCTATTAGTTACTAGTGTAGACATGAATAATATTAGTCATTATGACTCATTAGCCACAATTGAATGTGAAGGTGTTTATGGTGCGGTAGTATATGAGATGAAGACAGACACAGAACTGGCAAAATCTTTAGACCCTCTATCTAAGACTAAAGAAGAACTAAGAGAAATCTATTCTACTTCTTATGATAGAAAAGATATACCAGCAATAGTTCTGGACGGCGTGTATACTACATACATGTTAAGCATAGTATCAGGAGAAACTGGAGAAGGCAATTTCTATGACCATTACTTCCCATTAGGTTTACTCCCTCATGTTCATTCAATCTATACTGATTGTATTGAATTTGAGATGAACTATGACATACCTTACCGGTATGAAGCACTTATGAACTTGTATAGTGCTATTAAGGTTGGTGAAAAGCCTGGAGAGTGGAAGGTGACTATAAATGAATAAGCGTATGCAATCTTTCTTTGATCAACTATCAAAGGTACAAAAAGACTTAAACTTATTTAAGCCTACTAGATCCACTCATAAAGAATCAATAGACGACATAGTATCTAGAGCTTCTGATTTGTATGAAGAAACTACTGGTACACCTTTGTCATCTAAAGCTACACCAGCTCAAGTACTAGGTTCACTTAAATCTATAGTGACAGTAAGTGCATTGCCACATGATGATGACATCTTTTGGCATACAGTAGGCAGACCAGGTTCTGCTAACTACAATCTGAGAGAAGAGATACTTTCTACAATCTCAGACTTACAAGAAGCACTTTCTCGTGCTACTTTAGTGAAAGGCATCAAATCTGATTTGAATAGCCACTAATTAGAAAGCCTCTTCCCCACTTGGGGTTGCAGGCTTTTTTCATCATACATAGAAAGGAGACTAACATGAATTACTATCCACCACTAGTGTGGCAAGAGTACATAGAAGAACTAGATGGCTTTCCTGGCTACTATTTAACTGACCATGGTAGAGTATTTAGCTACACACCTCATACAGGATATGTAGAACTTAGTCAAAGAATGCATAAAGGCTACAAGAGGTTTAATGTAGTCAAAGATGGAAAGACATCTACTTTGTATACTCATAGAGCAGTAGCAAATCAATGGCTACCAAGTAGACCAGGACTAGTAGTCAATCACAAAGATGAAGATAAGACTAACAATAGACTTGACAATCTTGAGTGGGTTACCATTACTCAGAATAGAAACTATGGTACTGGAGTAGCTAGGTCTATTGTATCTCGTAAGAAGTTCACATCAACTGAAGTACTACAGTTAGACTTAGATGGCAACTTAGTCAAAGAGTGGAAATCAGCAGCAGAGATAGCTAGAACTAACCACTACAGATACAACACAGTCTGCGGAGTCATCCAAGACTATCCATGCGAGTTCAAAGGCTATCTTTGGAAGCGTAAGACACTAAAGAGCAGTAGCAAGCACACATAAGCACAGGGCAGGGCCAATTAAGATCAAATTTAGCAACCTCAAATGATCAAAGAGGGGGTAGCGACTTTTGACCTTTTTCGTCAGGGCCCCCCCCCC